TCTATCATTCTTGACGGAAGGGGTTGGAAACGTTAAGTCAATGGATAGATTGGAATATGAATATCGTGTTAGAACTCATGCTAGAAAGACACGACCAGTACAAACGGCGATATCAGATACAAATAATGTTGGGCTTGGGGGCTCTGCATTTGAACTAATTTTCCCTGACAAGTTTTTCGTATTTCCTTACGTACTTGTAAACTCAAAAGGTGAGCAAGCTCGTATAATGAAAGAACCAACTCCAGTTTCTGGATCAAATGGTTATAAATATACATTACAGTTAGTTAACCCAGCACCATCTGCAACTTTATCTGCAGGATATAACGCAGGTGACTTATGGGCACAATTGTATGCTCCAGTAGGAGTTGATTTCTCTAGAGGAAATGCTTCTAACTGGGAAACACCAGGTTTAGTAAGAAATAAGATTGGTACAGTAAGAAAATCTTACCACATGTCTGGCCACGCGCGAGATTATGTTGTTGAGTTTGGATTACCTACTAAAGGCGGTAAAATGACTAAACTATGGATGGACTATGAAGAATATCAACACATGCTTAACTTTAAAGAAGAGTGTGAGATGTTCTACTGGTACGGACAAAAAACATACAACGGTGCAGGTAACACTGCAATGAAAGACGAGAATGGTCAACCAGTAATCGTTGGACCTGGTTTACTAGAACAAATTGTTAATAAAGATTCTTATTCTACAATGACTGAGACTAAGATTAAAAACATTATTGGTGATTTATTCTACGGAATGACTGATTCTCAACAAAAACAAGTAACACTGTATACAGGTACAGGTGGTATGCGTGAATTTGATGAAGCTCTAAAAGGACACTTTACTAACACTACTTCTTCTGGAGGTAATTGGAAAATAGGTGGAGAAAATAGATTTATCACTGGTTCAGGCCGATCTCTTGGAATGACAGGATACTTTACATCTTATGAGCACATTGATGGTCATACAGTAAATGTAGTTAAACTACCTTTATTTGATCATGGACCTGTTGCTCAAGCTGCAGGAAAACACCCTGACACAGGATTCTCATTAGAGTCTTACAGAATGGTATTTGTAGATCAATCTAATTATGATGGTCAAGCAAACTTACAGATGCTTTCTAAAAAAGGACGTGAAATGATGAGATGGTGTGTGGCTGGGTCTGTAGTACCTAGAGGATTTGATGCTTCAAGCTCACGAGCGTCTGATGTTGACGGTGCATCCGTTCACATGTTAAAGACTGCTGGTATTGTATTGAAGAGATTTGATACTTCTCTAGATATTACGTGTACTGCATCTTAATATAGCATAAGGATACTTATGTTATTTTCACGTTGCATCGTGAAGTCTATATAAATTGGTTTTTAGTTAGGTTGTAGGGAGCAATCCCTGCAGCCACTAAAACCTACTAGGGAGAGTTATTCTTTCCACCCCCTAAAATTAACCTTAAAAGAACTGAATTATGGCAAGTAAAAAAATTTATTTACGTAGGAAGACTATAGATAATTTTCTTCCTGAAGAAGTCCGAGCTGAGTCGGTAATGAAACTCAGTAGTGTTTTTGTTAATAGACAACCTTTAAAAGGATTTGATCTAGAAGATGAAAAAATATATTTAAATGGTCTGTTAGATGTAGATCCAGCAAACCAACATTGGCCAAAACACGCAAAAGAATTTTGGACCAATATGACAATTAAAGTAGGATTTGAAGGTGTTGAACTAGAAATAGGAAAAGATGATAAGGATAAACCAATACAACTTATGGATTTTATTCAATATCATTTTGCATTAAGACACCCTCATGTAGCTTTGTCTGAAGAAGAAATGAATAATAATTTTCAAAAAAGATTCTATATTCAAGATACGAGTAAAGATGATTTAAAAAGAAATGTAGTTATTCAAGTTAAAAAAGATGCAGATAGAGAATTTATAAAAATTGCTTCTGATAAAAAAGCAATGGCTTGGATTTTAAGACTAATGTCTAATACTAATCCAGACGTTATGAGCAGAGAACAATTAGAAAATTCTTTATATGATCTAAAAGAAAAAGAACCTAAGAAATTTTTAAAGATTGCTAAGGATAAGAACTTAAGTTTAAAAGCAGAAGTAGAAGAAATGGTGAGTGCAGGTGTTCTTAGAAAAATTGGTAATCAAATTATTTTTATAGATGAGATACTAGGTGACACATTAGATGACACAGTATTACATTTAAAAGATAAAAAGAATTCTGGAAAATTAACAATATTAAGAGCAAAACTTAAAGAACTAGTATAGTAAATGGATATTATACAAATGCATCAGGCGGTCATGCAAGGCGTGGATAAAGTACACGCGCAGACCGCTGATACATTACTTTCTGCAGAAATTGATTTAGAATTAAATAAAGCTATACAGCAATTTGTAACTACAAGGTTTCAGCAGAATAATAAATATAGAGAAGGGTTTGAAGAATCTCAAAAAAGACGAGATGATCTTCGAGCTTTAGTAGTAGAGACTACTATACCTGTTACATTTAAAGAAATTCTTAATGATTATAACTCAGATTATCCAGTATTTATAGATACTTGTGGTCTACCAAAAGATTACATGTTTCAGGTAAATATACAAACTGATTTATGGAGATCTAAACGTTGTGTAGCATTACCGTATATAACACAAACAACTGAAGAAAAATTTTATTTTTTAATAGATAAAGTTGCAGGTATACAAAATAACTTAGATGGATTATCTACAGAATATGTCTCATACTATAATATTGCAAACGCAGAACCTTCTGCAGATGATTTTAGTGTAGATGCAAACGGAGATGCAATTGTTTGGCAAAATTTTTGGGAATGGGGCTTTGGCTGGAACGCTACTCCAGGTGCTTTTACAACTCAAAATGAAAATACGGTATATCCTAATAATTTTAATCAAGTATTAGGAGATATATTAATATATGGTATGAATGGATTAATTGGTAATCCATATACTGGTTTAAATCCTAATCCAGGTGACTACCAAGATAATATAGGTCCTGACTGGGAAGATTTAACTAGTCAAAATATATTTGCACCTAATAGTATAATTATACCATGGACGCAAATGATGGGAGAGACAGATAGTAATGGTGATCCATTATACAGTGCAGATTTATCTAATGGATGGCTAAGTTATATAATAGGATTTAGTGCTAATGGAGCTATGCTTTATAAATCTCCATTACAACAGCTAGTAGAAACTAGCTCTAAAAGATACCCAAGTACTTACAATAGTGATAATGATTCTTGGGTAAATGCAGGTATTTTAAAAGAAGTACATGCAGTAAAAGTGGTACAGTTTGATGACGTATATGTTATGACTAAAGACCCTTTTAATAAAACAAAATATAGTTCACCTCTCGCAACAATGAGAGGAAAGTATATAGATTTATATACAGATGAAACCTTTATTATTGATAAAGTAAGATTGACGTATATAAGAGAGCCGCAAATTGTAGAAGCCCCTGCAGTAGATTGTGATTTGCCTATTCACACTCACGAGGAGATTGTAAAAATGGCGGTAAGTAGTATCTTGGAAGGTATTTCAGATCCAAGGTATCAAACTCACCAAATAGAGGTGGGAAAAATGGAATAATAATTGAATATTAATTTAAATAATTTTTAAAATGGCAAGACAATTTTTAATAGGAGAAGAGTGGAGTACGTCTTATACAAATGGAAAATTAACTGATGAAGCTTTAAATATTGAAGCTTTACATTCATCAGATGATAATGGACCATTAAGTTATGACTCAGTAACTACTGCTAATCCTGATATGATAAGAATCGTTCAAGGTACTACTTCAGGACCAAACGTTTATTCGAATTGGTTTAATCCTAGAAACGTCATCTCTTGGGATGGACGACCACAGGAAGACCCAGATAATGCGTTTCTTGATTTAGATATTGATACTACTTCCACATTACTTTCTGGAGGTTCTCTTAAGAACATGGTATTGGATCTTAAATTTGTAAGGAAAGGAGGACTAGTTGAAGAATTCTTTAACTTACAAGTAACTATAGGAATAGCTACAGCAGCCGCTCAAGACGATTTAGTTAAAGCTGCGTATGATGCGGCAACAAAACCAGATTGGTTATGGGATACTGCAGTAATTAACGGTGGTACAAACTTTCCTGCAACAATGGCAGCTCCTGCTGCAACTAACGTAAGGTTTTTTGGAAACATAAACGGTTCTACAAATACATCTTCGGGTAATGAATATAAAGGTGATCCAGCTCAATTTGATCTGATCATAGTAGCTCAAAATGATATTGACAGTACAGTTTATACAATTACAAACCAAACTGTTGGTACTGGTGGTGTAGGTTCTTTTGCAGACACAAAAGAGTTTGAAGAAAAAATGAGAGGTAATATGTATGGATACTACAACAGACGTAGCCTTCCTAATACTCCTGATTTAGCAACTAAAGTAGGAAGTACTTATGATTATGTTACTATAGTAGCAACAAAAGACGGAAGTTCTGCATCAGGTCAAATTCACGGAGTAGATAATTTAGATGAAATAGTAATTGCACTTAAATCAGGTGCGGCTACTTTATGGCAAGCACCTCCGGCAGCTTCCCTTGTAAATAATCTAAACATTTTGTTCCCGAATTTACCTAGTGTAACTGGACTATAATATTAACTTTATAAAATAATAATAAAATGGCAAGAACAGCAAGATCATCTGGCGCATCCTCAGGAGCGTTAGATTTATATTCGAAAAGATATATTATGTGGGCTGCTAGCGATTGGAACGACCTGACTGTATCAACTAAAAGTGATGCAAATGTAGATGCAGGTCTTACATTAGCTAATGGTACTATCACAGAAGCAGCATGGGACGGCGGTGGCGCAGCAGCTATTGTATTACCAGCAGCAACTCAAGGCGCTATGTGCGTTTGGAGATTTACTGAACAAGCTGACGGTGGTCAAAATATTACTTTTACTACTGCAGCTGGTGATTTTTATGCAGCGCAAACTTTAGATACAGTTGTACATAACTTTGGCGACGAATTTAGTAGTACTGCAGTAAAAGGACATGCTTTTACTTCTACTGTAGCAGTAAATGCAGGTGCAATTAAAACTGCAGCGGCAACGCACAATACGTTTACTATTGCATCAACAGCTACTAATAATCAAACTGAAAAAGGTGCTGAAATAGCATTCTTTTGTGCAGAAGATGGTTATTGGAGAGTTTCATTTAGAGGAGCTGAATTAGGTTCAGGAGCTTTAAATGCAACTTTTGCATTCACAACAGCATAATTTACATAACTATACATTATAGATAAAGGGGGTCTTAGGATCCCCTATATCTATTTTTAATTCTTTTTTATGACACATATAGAACTTTCAATGTCTGCAGATTGTAGATTTTTAGTTGTAAAAACAACTGGAATTGCAGGAAATGGCGAACTTAATTATTTTAATAACGGAGAACTAACACAAACAATTGGTATTAATTATACTACTAATGATATTTCTTGTACTCCTAATTTAGTAACTCAAAGTAATTCTTTTATTACTTTAGGTATTGATGAGCCTGGTATAATTACTGTAACAGCAACAGATTCACCACCGCAAGAAGATACGTGCCAAGCTGGACAAGATCCAGGCACAAGCAGCGCTTCTCTTTTAGCATCGTGTGAATTAGATTGTTGTTTAGCTAAAAAAACATTAGCGTTAACAAACTGCGATTGTGAAAGCTCAAAATGTGATGGAGAATTACAAGAAGCACAAAAATTATTTTTGTATATACAATCAATAAATACATTATTAAAACAGACAGGCTCTGACTTAAGTATAAATTCAGGTATAGAAGGTCAAGCTATGGAGATATATGAAAAAGCTAAAAAAATGTGTCTAACTAGCTGCGGCTGTAACTGTTAATAATGGCAAAAAGAGCAAATGTAACATCAAAACAAACATCAGCAAATTGGGATAATTATACTCAATATAATTCTGATGGAACTAATTTAATAGGATCCTCAGGGTTTGGAGAATCTATGCCTAGATTTGTACAAGGTATATCTTGTTTACAAGCAAATGGCGAATTAAAAATATATATATTTTTTAAGGATGATGCAGGATATGATGTTATAACAAATGTTACTGATGCAGGATTAAAAAATACAATTGAATTTAACCATTCTACGTGTGGTAAATCAAGTGTATCTTTAACTTATAAAAATTTTAGAAGGAAAAAAAGTTCTATATTTAATTTAAATTTACTTTTTGCATCAGGCGTAGAAAGAAATATAAATTTAAGAGTTCCAGGGTTAAACTCTCAACTTAACTCTAACGTAGAAAATGTTACATCTGTTTTAACAGAATCTCCCTATCAAAATATATTATCTGTAGAATTAGTAAATAATTTAGTAGAAACTAGATCTTTAACTAAAATACATAAAATTTCAGATCCGTATAATGTATATGATTATTCTGGATTAGTACAACAAAATTTACCATTTGCTTTTTATTTAAATTCAGAATCTTTAAATGAAGCTTTAGTAGATGCAAATGTATCTTCGTCTAACTCTAAGGTTGAAAAAGGAATTTCACCTAGAGGAGTTGGAAATATATATGGAGGTCCAGATATACAAGAAATACATTTTTTACAAATGTTGGGAGGAGAAAATATAGAAACTAGTACTCAATTTAGTAATGAGATAGAGTTTAATATGTTTACTTCTAGTTTTATTTATTCTGAAAATCTTTTTAATATACCTGACAATGCTCCTACTTTTTATGTATGTTTAAATAAAAATGATTCTACATATTTTAAAACTACTCAAACAGATTGTGATGGTACAGCTATTGATGCTGATTATTTAGATGGATCACAACCAGCAAGATTTTTAGATGGACAATGTTGTAATATATTATGTGATGATTTTGAAGCTACTATAACTAATACTAGTCCTCAAAATGTACATAAAAATAATGATTCAAAAGGTAGTATTAAAATAAATATTACAGGAGGTCAAGGTGATTACACTTATGCTATAAGTTCTCAGGGAGCAGCTATGTCAGATTATGGTATAACAACTGCAAGTGTGTCTTCTGATCAATCAGAATATGAATTTACTGGTATAACATTAAAAGATAAACTTGAATATCCGTTTAAGATTACAGTTACTGATGCAAATGGTTGTACAAAAGTAGCATATATACAATTAGATAAAGAAACTATTAGTGAACCTGGATTATTGCTAGGATGTACTGATACTGGAGCATTAAATTATGATTCAGGAGCTGATCATAATTCTGGATGTATTTGGTGCAAATTAAATGGTCCTAGAGGAGAAACTTATAAAGGATTAGGATTTGGTTTAACTGACGGATCAACAATTAGAGCATTAGGTGTAGAGTTATTTAATGTACAAAGTTACAAAGTTACTCATGCAACTTCTTCAGGAGCTAGTGACGGTAAAATATTTATTAGAGGAGAAGTTTTTCCTGGTGCAGTAGCAGCAATTGATACAGATGCTGATGCATCATATACAATAAAAAGATATAGTTTAGGAACAGCAGATGATGCTAATAATTTAACTAAAGGTGAAATATTAGCTTTATCAGCATCATCTTCTTTTACAGGTTTATCATCCCCAACTAAAGAAATAACTGGTTTAGCAAAAGGATGGTATGCAATATCAATTGAAGTTGCAAATTTACCTGCTGCAGCTCAATGTGTAAGTGTATTTAGATATAAAGTAGGATATGGAGGATGTACAGATATAAATGCAAATAATTTTGATTCTTTTGCTAAATACGACAATCAAGGATGTCAATATGATTGTCCTCCAACTACAGAACATGTTACAATAGGAAATACAAGAGAAGCATGTATGAAAACAGTTTCTGTTGGATCGCCCCAAGCAGGTGATACAATTAATTGGGTAATTGGAGATAGAACAGCTACAGGACCTGGTCCACATTTAGCAATGGCTGAAGAATATGTAACAGTTTATAGAGAAAATTCTAGAACAAAATGTTCTACTAGTGGAGAAACATATATAGATGCAACAGATTGTATTGTTGAATCTGCAGAAGTTCCTGGAATGGCTCGAAATTATAATACAGTACAAGGTCAAACTTTATTAGGAACTTTATTTTTTGAAGAATTTATAACTTTAAATACTACTAATCAAGGGGGATGTACAAATCCTACAGCTTATAATTTTGATTGTAATGCATTGTGGGATAATGGAAGTTGTATAGAAACAAGATTTGGATGTACAAGCCCGACAGCAATAAATTACGAACCAAATGCTAATATAGATGATGGCTCATGTTTTGAAGGTATACAAGGATGTTGTGACATGCAATCTCCAGACTATAATCCTTTAGCAAATATATGTATAGAATGTGGACCGGCAACTTTAGGAGATGATGCTCACATAATAAGTAGAATAGCTATAGGTAATGTTATAGCTTCAATTGGTCCTCCTTGCGAGGCATCCTTAAATAGTTTTAATGGCGATGCTACTTCTAATGAATTAACACTTCAAGCTATAGAATTTGCAGCAACTTCGAGTGTAATTCATATACCTCCTGGACTAAAAATTAGAGCGTATAGAATACCAATGGGAGGAAATACTATAGAAGGATATAGTGTAAATAATATACAATTTCCTATGGAAGATAGCGGGTGGCCTGTAGAATGCACATGGACTTTAACAGGTACTGATAGAAGCCCGGTTAATGCTGCAATGGATAATGGTGGTTATTTAACTTATGTTACTGAAACTGGTGCAATTCTTACAAATAATATAGATCCTAGTAACATATACCAATTAAATAATACAACTTGGATTGGCGAAGGAAGTGTAGGATATGGTCCTCACATATTAGAAATAACTATACCATCTCCAGGAGGTGGTAAGTATCATGGTAGAGTTTTTGTTAATGCTCCTAATGGATGCATTGTAAATGGGTTACAACTTACAGGAACAAATTCAGTTGGATGTACAGATCCAACAGCGTCTAATTATAATCCATCAACTTCTTTAAGTAATTTTGCAGCTGCAAATGTTGGATATGGCGCAAATCAAGCTGATGCACAAGGAGAGTTTTGGTTTCCATATAGACAATTTCCTAATTCTTGGTTTGACCCAGGATTTACTACAATAGGAGGTGTTTCAAATTCAACTGCTTTAGGTAATACAAATGATGCTGATGATCAATTTGTATGTATTCATCATTATGGAAATGGTCCATCAGACTTAGGAAATCAAGGTTTACCGTGTATACCTCCTAATATGTATCGTAAATTAAAATATATTAATAGATGTATAAGTAATGGATCTATTAATTGGTTTAATAATCATATTACAGGTAGAGATACTAAATGTGAAGAAAGAAAATTAACTATTATGAGCCTTATCAAATATTTATTAGAAAGACAAGGTTTAGAGTGCGTATTTAATTGTGCAGATAGTGGTACAAAAGATTTTCATGCAGAAAGTTGTGCAGAAAGATGGGAAGCTGGAGGAAGTAAGGTTTGGGAATATGATAGTACAGGTATGGGTAATAATGATATAATTACAAATGATATTTGGTATTTTGATTTTAGTGAAAATGGAGGTGTTCCGCCTGTATGGCTAGGAGACGCTCCTCCTAATTCATATTGGGTATTAGATAGAGTTATACCTGATTCATATGCTCCAAATGATGAGACAAGTCCTTTTGGCGCATCTGCAAAAATTGCATGGCATCAATGTGTAGATCAAAAAAACTTTACAGAAACAACAAATTATTTAGATAATTTTTTTAAATTTGCATCTACATATTGTGAAAGCTGTGGTCCTTGTCAATATATTCCAGGAAACAGAACAACATTTTTAAAAGCACACCCACCAATAGTGCCTGTTACAAATGTTTCAGATTCTAATTCATTAAGGCTTGGAGGAATTTCATTAACTCTAGGAGAGGAGGAGTTTAGTTAATAACAATATAATATAAAATAAAATGGCAGAAATAACGTCTTTACCCACAGTAGGGAAATTAACTATAGGTACAAATGATTATCTTCTTGTAGCTAATAGTAGTACAAAAAAAGCTAGGAAATTACAAGCACAATCTTTATTTTCTACGCTAACAACAGTTGGAACTAGTAGCGAACAGTTATATATAAATGTAACTAATAGGAATCAAATAAATTTTAAAGGTTTAAAATCAGGGGATACAGATTTATTAACTGTAGCAACAACTGATAATAATTTAGTTTTAACTGTATTAGAAGCAGGAATAGATCTTAGTAAAGCTAATAACGCTACATCAGGATTTTTATCATCAGTTCCTTTAGGACAAGCAACAGGAAAATTGGCAGTAAATAAAGGAGGTACAGGTCTTTCTAGTATTTTAAAAGGTTCTGTGTTATATTCCAATGCTGCAGACACGATAACTACAACTACATTAACAACTGATGGTCAACTTTTAATTGGTAATGCAACTTTAGGTTACCCAACTACAGGAACAATTGCAAGTGCAGATGGTACTATTAGTGTTACAAATAGTGCAGGTGGTATTGATTTATCTGTAGTTGCTAGTAATAGATTAACTAGTATGTTAAATACAGATAGACATAATATTAATTTAAATGCTATTGCAGGTACAAGTTTTTTAACTGGTGACGGATCTAATGAAGGTATTACTATAGATACATCTGGTAGAGTATTTGCCGGAGATACTACGCCTACTGTTCCTACTTTAGCAGCAGGATTGACTATAGGAGGATCTGAAAGTGTAGCTTTAGAATTAGGAAATATAAATCATTATGGAGATAGAACAATAAAATTTGCTAATTCTGCATCTGGTATAACTGGTATGGAAGGTAAAATTTTAGGAGCCTCTCCTGCAGGAGGAAATGTAGCTGGTGGAGCAGTTCATGTTGAAGCAGGTGCTGGATCAGGAACTGGGCTTGGTGGTAATTTAATATTACATGCAGGTAATCCAGATTCTAGTACAGGTGGGGCTATTCAATTAAAAACATATACAGGTAAAAATACATCAGCTACAGCAATGACTATTACAGCTAGTGGTGCTATAACAAATGCAGGCGCTACTACAATGAGTAGTAGTTTAGCTGTATCAGGAACATCTACATTTACAGGCGCTATAACAGCTAGTGGAGGTATTCAACATGCAGCCCCAGTAGTACAAGCAGAAGGTACTTTAACATTAACAAAAGCTACTAATGCAGGTCGAACTACAATTTTACCAGATATTAGTGATAATAGGACATTTACTATGCCTGATCCTGCAGCCGCAGGAGAATACTATCATTTAGTTTATTTTGGAACTGGAGCTGCTGCAGACGGGCATAACATAATTATAAATGGAGTAAATAATGATAATACTACAGGTTTTTATGGAGCTGTAGTACATCATGATACAAATGAAACAGGTCAGACGTCTACTATAGTATATGGTAGTTCTACTGATGATACAATAACATTAGCTTCTGGAAAAGCTTTTGATTTACATTTCTTAGCTACTAGTACAACTCAGTACTATATCTGGGGATGGAGTGCAGGCGACACTGCAATAACAATCGCTTAATTAATAACTAACTAATTTATAAAATATTAAAAAACAATTATATGGCAACAACAAAAATTAAAACAACAAATGGTGAACTAGTAGACTTAATGAATGGTTTATTTAGTGTACAGGATCTTAAAGGTAAAGGATTTGCTTTTAAAGTATCTACTAATATGAGTAAATTACAGAAAGCTTTAGAGCCTGTAGAATTAGCAGGAAAACCAAGCGAAGAGTTTGTAAAATTTGCACAAGATGTACAAAAATTACAGCAAATGAAAGATTCTGATGCTATTCAAAAATTAGAAGAAAGTAATCCTGAATTAGTAAGAGCTCGTCAAACACAAATGGACGCAGTCCAAGAGATGTTAAAAGAAGAAGCAGAAGAAATTGAACTAGAAGTTTTTACAAAAGATTCTTTACCAAATGATATTACAGGTAGACAGATCACCAATTTAGAAAAAATAATAATATAATATGGCAAATAGAACAATTTTAGAAACAAGTATGTCTCGAGTTGCAGCAGATATAGATACGTCTATAGCTCCTTTACCTATCATCATATTTGGAGATGCAGATCAAAATGCATACTCAGGACCATTTTTTGCATTAACAGCATTAACAAATGCGACACTTGATGTAGATCAGTGTTCAATGGGAGATGATATGAAAACTAGGACAGGTGCAAATACGTTAGGAACAAATACCACTAACTTTGTTATTCCAAAAGGAGTTACAATTTATGGAGAGTTTAATTCTATTGAATTAGATAGTGGTACATTAATAGCTTATTCAAGACCTGGAACAACAGTAACTGTATTGTCGTAATGCTTGGATTAGGTACTGCATTAATACGTTTAAGTGGTGCACCAGATGATGGTGTATATAAATCTGCCAGTCTTGATGGAACTAACGATTACATACAACTTGGTAATATTGGGACTGTTAGATCTTTTCAAATATGGTTTAAACCAAATACCACTCTTAACTCAGTAACTTCTACAAGACGAATTGTAGGATTTAATTCTGCTGGTACAGGGTATTTTGGTATTCATATTTCTCAAGCAACTGGTTTATTTGCTAATGAGACTATAACTGTATTACCAGGCGCAAATAGTAGAACATCAGATACTCAGCTATTATATTCTACTAATTGGTACCATCTTGTTATTGTTTGGGACGGCACAGTGTTTCAAATATATGTAAATGGAGTAAATACTACTGTAAACGATGGTAATAATGGAAGCACTGATACTTTACCTTCATTTAGTTCGTTAAGAATAGGAACAGATAATAGTTCTACTGTTGATGCTTTTGGTGGGTTAGTAGATGAGATAGCAACTTGGTCTTCATCATTAACAGCATCAGAAATACTTTCTTTATATAATAGTGGTTATACTCTTGATGCAAGAAATGATTCTGGAAATTATGCAAGTTCTGCAGATCTTACAGGATATTGGAGATGTGATGATTCTAATATGTTCGATGTATCTACTAATAGTAATAATGGAACTCCTATAAATGGAGTTGCATTTTCTGATGATACTCCTGCTCAATAAATATATAAATTATGCATGAAAATAATAAATATGTAATATTAACTGCAGTAGAAGCTTCTAGTATAGATTTTTCTAAAGTAAAAGAAACTAGCGCTGACACATTATTTTGGAATAATGATAATAGTAAAACTTTTGTAAAGTATGAGGGTGATACTCCATCTTTTTTAAGAGGTAAACCAACTTTAACTCAAACTGAAATGATAGAAGAATTAGAGAAATCTGAATGGGACATCGATGATGGTAATAATAATTAAACAATGAAAAATATAATAATTTTACTTATATTTGTAAGTAGCCTGTGTAATGCACAGATAAAAAACTTTTTTAAATATTCTACTTTTTATACTTCAATGAGTATGAATACGTCTTTTGTAGAAAGAGATGATTATATAGCAGTAGATAAAGGGTATGAAGATGTTACACAAATAAATCCTTATGATTACAATTTAACTGTAGGGATTAGAAAAATTGCAAGATTTGATTATGAGTACAAAGTTAAGACATGGTATTATGGAACTGAAAAAGCTGTTGCTGACAATGTTACTATTGGTAATAGTCTTGGTTGGGAGTATTTACTTAATTTTTCATTTATACGTAATCGTGGTAATAAGTTTATTGATCAAAATCTTTGGCTTAGATACCTTGGAAATAAATGCGTAACAAAATTACAATACAAAGATAATCAAAGAGTTAATCTTGAATATATATCTTTTGATACAAGATACAGAATAAACTCAGGAAACTGGGATTTTACAGCGGGTTTAGTGATGAGAGCTCATCCTGCTTACGGCTTTGTACCAATCAGGGATTTTTGGGTACCAGGCGAATCAACCTTTCAACAATTAGCAGAAGACTTTGGCTATGCCCCTGAACAATGGATTCAAGGTTTTTATGCAAATAATAACTGGTATGATGTATCAGGAGGTGATTCTGTTCTTGTTGCAACAAGTAATGATGAGTTCTTCAATCACTATTTTGGAGATGCTGTAGCTAGATTTAATGAAAAAGAATTAGAAAAGCTAGGCATACAAAAAGAATTAAGTGCAGTTGTTGGAATTGCATATTATAAATATACTCCTAAGTTTTGGTTACATACTTGGGTGAATGTTTTACCGTATCATTACGGATTAGATGAATACTCTTATGTTTATGAAAATGGTAAAGATATGTTTGAATGGGATTCAGGTATAATTTTTGGAACTAGAGTAACTAAAAATTTAGGCTTATTTGTAGAGGGAACACATATGAAATACTGGGATAAACCAGTATATGAAATGAAATTTGGATTTAACTATTTATTCTTTTAATTATGAAAAAAATACTATTAATATTATTATTATCAACAGGATGCTCAATGCTATTTAATGCAGATAAGTATAATCCTAATCCAACTCCTAAACCTATAGTAGAAGAAGTTGTAGAAGAACCAATAGTTGAACCAGATACAGTAAAAATTATTATAATAGAATAACATGAAGAAATTATTTATCATACTATTTGCATTTGTTGGCTCATTTGTCAATGCACAACAATACGATTTTCAAGCTATATGCATGGCATGTGCAGAAGCTAACGGTTATTACTGTGGGGATGATCCTGCTAATTGGACTCAATATGCACCAAATGGATGTGTTATAAATGAATGGTTAAATGACGGTTGGGAAGACTGTGTAGATGCATCTGATGAAAATGGAGCAGTGCCAACTTCTCCTGAAGATTGTGTACCACCACCTCCAGAATGTGATACAGTGTATGTAGAAATACCTGTAATAGAATATGAATATATATATGAAACTGATACTATCATAGAAGAAGTAGAAGTTCCTTTTTATATATATGAAACAATAATACAATTTGACACTATTGTTGAAACAGAGTATATAACAACAGTTGTTATAGATACTGTAATTGAAGAGATTGAAGTATTTGTACCTGAGTATATATATGTTACTGATACAATATATGCAGATGTATTAGATACTATGTATATAGATGTTATAGAATATGTAGAAGTAGTTGTATATGATACAATAGTTGAAATAGAAACAGAATATGTAGAAATATTTGTTGTAGATACTGTTATAGAATATGTAGAAGTAATAAATACAGAGTATATAGATTGTGATTCAGGATTACCATGTAATAGTGGTATGGAAGAAATATTAGATAAATCTAATCAAACAGGTTTAATGTATAATCTTTTAGGGCAGCCAATAAAACGTCCTGAAAGTATTTATATAGAAGACGGTAAAATAAAATACATATTAAATTAATGTATACATATAAAGCAAAGTTAGATAGAATAATTGACGGAGATACAGTAGATGCTCATATAGATTTAGGATTTGATGTTACTATACATAAAAGAATAAGACTTGCAGGTATAGATACTCCAGAATCTAGAACAAGAGATCTTGAAGAAAAAGCTAAAGGATTAGCTGCAAAAGCAAGATTAGAAGAACTACTAAAAGAAGAAAACTTTGTATTAGAAAGTAAAGAAGTTGGTAAATATGGTAGAGTACTTGGTACTTTACATACATATCCTGAAGGAAATTTACCAGTTAATGTTAATGAAACATTAGTGAAAGAAGGGTATGCAGTAGAATATAACGGAGGTAAAAAATAATGAATATATTTAAAGACGACAATAATTGGAATGAAAAAGCTATAATTGGATTTGTAGCTTTTATAATTATGTGTATAATAATGATAGCTGACCTTGCTACTGGATGGTATGGATATGATTTAGTAATTAATGAATTTGTTTATGATTCATTTGTTTGGGTTGTTCTTGGATGTTTTGGAATTAGCGGAGTAGAAAAATTCGCTAAAAAATGAGTAACAGCAAACAGGGAAGGTTTATTGGGCTCTATGATTATATATTAAGAGCTACGCCTACTACAAATTATTATTTGAAGTGGGATGGAACTAAAGCTGTTTGGGCAGAAGTTTCTGCAGGGTTGTCTTTTCATGGATCTACAGCTGATGGAATATGTACTTATAAAGATGCTGATGAGATAAGTGTAGAATCTACTTTAACTTATGATGGATCTGCTAGTAATACTTTAACTATAGGATCAAATGATTCTAATACTGCTTCAATAGCTAGAACAGATCATTCTGACGGAAATGGTGGTAACTTTGCTATAATATCTGGAGATGCTACTGACGGACAACTTAATATGTCAGGTGGAAATTTATTATTACAAGGAGGAAAAGGTACTGGAGCAGCGTTTGGTGGAAATATACAGTTTTGGTCAACTAATAGAGGCAGTAGTGGTGTTGCTATAAATACAATAAAACAAATAGCAGATATTGGATGTACTACTGCTTATACAAGTTTTAAAATATATGAAGCAGCAGGTGCAAGTACTGATGATTATTTTGAAACTAGAGTTGCAGAACATGGAGCTACAACTTTATTTACAAAAGATAATGCTGCTACGGCCGCACATTTAACTTTAGATGTTGATGGAGATATAGAAATAAATGCTGATGGCGGTACTATAACGTTTAAAGATGCTAATGCTTTTTTGGCTAAAATAGATACTGATGGTTTAAGTTTTGTTGACAATACTGGAGCAGGAATTATATTTGAAGGTACTACTGATGACGCTTATAATACTACATTAACAGCAGCGGATACTACTAGTTCAAGTAAAACAATAACATTACCAGACGCTACTGGAACAGTGCAGTTACAAGGAGAAAACACAGGACAGGTAATACATGTTAGTATAAAAGATCCTAACTCGTATTTGTTTTATGCGTATAATGATGATTCTTGGTATAGTGCTGGAAGTGGTACGTTAGCTATATTAGGAAGCTCTGCAGCACCTAGTGATATATCTAGTGCTAATAGTGAGTACCAAAGTAGAGTAGCTTCTTACACAGCTATAGCTGCGTGCACTGTTAAGAAGCTAATATTCACTTTTTATTGGACTTCTAGTGTTGTTAACTCTGCTGATATAGATTTTGCTTTTTCAAAGTTTACACCAATAACAGATGGTACAGCAGCAAGTATAACAATGAATGCAATAACAGCGACAGATTGTAATGGTTCTTATACAGAGGTTAAACCTTACTCTAAGACCTTTACATTTTCTGGAGGTAATGCTACATTAGCTGCTGGAGATTGTTTTGGGTTTCACATGAGAACAACTGGAGGACAAAGTGCGCAAAGGGTTATCCTATATGGAAGCGCGATGTTATCTGTAGAATTAACTTAAAAATATAATTATGGCATTAGGAAGTAAAACATCAGAAAGAATACACGGAAAAACTGGAGGTGATAAAGCAAAGCTTCAGACTAATTATGATGAGGGACATTTAAATACGTTTGTAGATTTAGCAGATCATGGGCAGCCAGAATTTGGAGCTTTAATGCTACAAATAGAAAAAATGCAAGATGATATAGACGAATTAAGAAGATATGTGATTAGTAATGAAGTATTAGCAACTCCTGGTGTAGGAGGAGCTTTACCAACAAGGGCTTCAAGAAATAGTGGTGATTTGTGGAATGATAGAGGAATAGTAAAAGTAGTATAATGGAAGTATCAGAATTTAAATATGTATCAGTAGGGGAAGGAGCAACAGAAGCTTTGTTTACTGCATCTATAGATCCTGCAAGTGCAGATCCTAAATTACAAATATATTCATCTACTTTAGAAAGAGTTTTAATATGCAATACAGATAATGAAGATATTACTATTACTTTAACAATAACAGATGGAACTAATTCTTTTAATATACTTCAAGGTTGTACAATTCCTACAAGCACTACATTAGATGTTTTAAATGGAGTTCCTTTTGTATATGATGCAAGATATAGAGTAAATATAACAACAGGTGCTGGACATACTTGTGATGTGCTAGCAAGTAAAAAATAAAAAAAATGGGTAAAGAATTATCAGAAGATAGTAAATTTCAAATAAGTATAAAAACATTAGTAGGGATTATAGTTGGTGTAGCTACTGTAATTTCTGCATATTTTGGTTTAATGAGTACTATAAATTCTAAATTTGTAGAACTTGAAGATAAAGTTGAACAAGCTTTAGAACTACCTAAACCAGGAACAGGAACCTATATGATCGATATGGGAGATCCTGCAGCTACACAAACTTGGCCCCCGACAAGAATGGAATTTAACATGAAAGATCAAATGGCTAGGGATAAAATTGATCGTGTAATTAAAGATTTAGAAGAATTAAAACAAGAATTTAAAACACTTAAATAATATGAAAAAATTTATAACATTTATTGTTTTTTTAATTGTAACGTTTAGTTTTGCACAGGGACAATCATTTTTAGGAACAGATAATTTTGACAAAGAAACAAGTAGAGGTATTATTGTAGTGGAGTTTTGGGCTAGTTGGAATGACGCTAATTCCCCTGAATGGATTACTAAATTAAAAGAATGTGAAGTTTATAGAGTTGATATAGGAACACATATGGATCTACAAGCTGAATTTGAAATAACTTCTATACCCACAGTTATTATATTTAATAATGGTAATATAGAAGAAACTTTTAATGCAAACATTATGTTTCAATTAGAAGCAGAAAAGAAAGACGTTCAAGCAAAAGTGGACGAAATAATATTAAAACAATTTAATTAAAAAGAAAAGATATGGCAACATTAACACCAACACTTACATTAGTAAGTACCGATGCTCTTACTGACTCTTTAAATTTATCTTCAACAGATAGTTTATCAGTACTAGGAAAATCAAAACGATTTACACATGTATGTTCTGCTACTAAGGCTAATTTATTATTAGCGGCAGATTATACTAAATCATATGTATATTTAAAAAACAACGACGCTGCTATTGTAATACATATTGGTATGGATACACAAGCAGATGATAGTATAGATGATGATGCTACAGACTTGTTTATAGAATTAGCAGCTGGAGAGTTTGCATTTTTTCCTTGGTCTTCAACATATAATTTACATGTTGATGCGGCTTCAGGAACACCTACATTAGAGGTAATGATATTTCAAGCAGCAGCATAATAGAATAATAATAATAATAAAATAATAATAATATGGCGACATTAACACCTACGTTAACTCTGACTAGTACAAATGCTTTGTCAGATAGTTTAGACGTAACATTTACAGACAGCTTAACAGTAGTAGATCCTTGTGAAATAGCTAAGGTAACAGTACCAGAAGATTCAGATACTACATTAATAGCAGCAGGAGGATCAGTAGCTCACTATGTATACATTAAAAATCATGATACTGTTAATTTTGTAAGAGTAGAAGATGGTGGAGGAACTAATATATTTGCACGAGTTCATCCTGGAGAGTTTTGTTTCTTTGCAGAAGCTGTGGGGGAAGGAGTAATAATAGTAGCAGATACGGCTGATTGTATAGTAGAATACGGAGTATTTACTAAAGGGTAATATATGCAACTTGAAGTTCTTAGAGTATCTAGTGGTGCTGATAGCACTAATGGATTACTATTTCTTTTAGAGAATCATTGTAATGAGACAGACGGATCATGGGTTGAAAGAACATTTTTATGCTACACTTTAGAAGATGAATATAGAGAAGATAAAATAAATGGAGAAACAAGAATACCAAAAGGTACCTATAAATTGGGGTTTAGGAAAGTTGGTGGGTATACCCAAAGGTATGCTAAAAAATTTCCTGATATTCATAAAGGTATGTTGCATGTTCTTGATGTTCCTGGTTTTGAGTATATCCTTATTCATTGTGGTAACACTGATGAGCATACTGCAGGTTGTCTTCTTGTCGGAGACTCACAAGAAAACAATCAAATCAAGAAGGACGGTTTTATAGGAAGATCTACACAGGCGTATACTAGAATATATCCAAAAATAGCAGAAGCTCTTGAAAAAGGAGATGATGTTACTATAACTTATAAAGATATGGCTTAATGAATTATAATGATTCTATAATAATAGGAACACTAAAAAAGTACTATGGGCATCATTTTGATAAAATGTTTGGCCCATGGCGCCTTTATGCTTCTGCTTATATAGATGCTAATAAATTTAGATATATTTCTACTAATTTAGCACCTGCTTATGATAATATTCCTTTTTTAAATACAGCTAGCGGAAACGTTACTTGGACTCCAGGAAAATTAACAATAGTGTCAAGTTCTGCAGAGGATAAAAATACTGACACTGCTGCTGGAGCAAGTAGTATTTTTATATCAGGAGTAGATGAAAAATATAGAAAAAGGCAAGAAATTGTAAATCTAAGTGGAAGTAGTACTGTAAATACTTCATATACATATAGATTTTTAAATTCTGCATATGTATATAGAAGTGGAAATAAAGGAAGTGTAAATAATCTTAATGTGGGTAATATTGATATTTCAACAGGAACTACTCTAGCTTCAAATAGTTTAACTGTTCCTTGGGTTACAATACTTAGAGGAGAAGGAAATGCTTCTATGGCAGGGTATGCTTTAGATAGATATGAATCGGTTTATATAACTAAAATTAAACTAAATGCTACTGGAAATGTTTCTGGGCAATTTAGTATGTGGCTTACTGATAGAGATGCAATATCTGGTGTGGATATGGTAGAAATGCCATATAGAGCTGTAACGTCTACATTTAATACTATATCTGGACAAGGAGAAATTATTTTTGAGGAGCCTTATTATATTAAAGATAAAACAATATTTTTTACTGTAGATAAATTAACAAGTAAAAGTTTAATAAGTATTGAAGCTTGCGGTTTATATAGTAAAGGAGAAGAAGTATATGAAAGAGGTGGTGCTGCAATAACTAATAGGAAAAGAACTGGTGTTCGTGGGTATGTACCGACAGATAGAGATGATTATGGTAATGTAATTATAGAAGAAAGTAAAGAAAAATGGCTAACAAAAAATGCAAAGTTAGCTATTAAACATGATACGTTTTATACTATGACTAAACGTAATAGTAAACGACAAAAAATGTAGTATGATAAAAGGAATAATTAAAAGTTTAGTTGGTAATGCTAGTGAAATACTAGATGAAGTAATAACAACTGACGAAGAAAGACTTGATGCTAAAAGAAGATTAAAGGAATTAATACTTAATCATCAAGTAGAAATGGAAAGAAATATTAGCGATCGTTGGAAAGCTGATATGAATTCTGACTCTTGGTTATCCAAGAATGTAAGACCAATGGTGTTAATATTTTTGATAGTTTGCACAATGTTGCTTATCTTTGTAGACGCCGGGTTTCTATCTTTTACGGTAGAAGACAAATGGACGGACTTATTACAGTTAACACTGATCACTGTAATAGGTGCGTATTTTGGAGGAAGATCAGTTGAAAAGTTTAAAAAATAATTATATGTACGGTAAAAAAATGATGAAAAAAGGAGGCAAGAAGTTTCCTGACTTAACAGGCGATGGTAAAGTAACTAGAGCAGATGTGTTAAAAGGTAGAGGCGTATTTAAACACGGAGGTATGCATGGAACTATAGGGGCGAAGCCACGCGGAAGTATGATGAAAGCAGGATCTAAAGATCAAGGATGGGAAGATGCAGTAAAAAGAGCTAAATCTGCAAAAAAACCTAAATAAATATTAACCAATTTATATAAAATGACTAAAGACCAAGTTAAGGCTTTCCTTTCTGAAAAGCCTGGTTACCTTAAAGAAGGAGCCGAACGTTTATCAGAAAAATTAAACTGTAGTGTTGAAACTTGTAAGCATGCTTTAAAAGAAGCAAGAATAGAAGCAAGAGAAGGCAATACAAATGAGAATGAAAGTGTTATCACTGAATTTCAAACGTTCCTTGACAAAAATGAAATTGCACCTGAAGATGTAAAGTCTGTTAAATTTTGGCAGACAATGTCTGGTGATCAAAGATTTTCTGTAGTAACAAAAGGAGATGAGGCTAGTAAACATGAGCTTAAAAAAGAAATAGAAGATTTTGCAGCTCAATACAGTCCTAAAGTATCTAAGATTAAAACTAAGAAACTTACAGACCCTTGCGTATACGAAATATCTTTACCAGATATACATTATGGTAAACGAACTGAAGAAACTTTACAAGACCTAGAAGCTAATTTTATGTCTTGTATAGAAGATCTAGTTGAAAAAGCATCAGGACTTGATATAGAAAAATTCTTATTACCTATTGGTAATGATGGAATGAATTCTGAAGGTATGCGGAGATCTACTACAAAAGGTACTCCACAAGATGATGTAGCTGACTGGAAAGATACTTTTAGAGGTTACTGGCAATTAATGGTAAGGGCTATAGATCATTTAAAAGAAATAGCACCTGTACATGTAATTGTAGTATCTGGTAACCATGACTTTGAAAGAATGTTCTATGCAGGAGATGTAATATCAGGCTGGTATAAAAATGACAAAAATGTATCAGTAGATAATAGTCTAGAGCAAAGAAAGTATTTTGAGTACGGAAATAATATGATAATGTTTACCCATGGAGATAAAGAGAAACCTGCTGAAATGCCGCTTATAATGGCAACTGAGCAGCCTCTTATGTTTGCTAGGTGTAATTTTAGAGAAGCACACTGTGGTCATTTACATAAAGAAATGGTAAATGAATATAGAGGAATAAAGGTAAGATTTTTACCTTCTATATGCTCTAACGACAGTTGGCACAAAGGTATGGGCTATGAAGCTAAAAGAACAGCACAAGCACATATCTGGAGTAAGGAGCGAGGTTATGAAGGTTACTTACAAACAAATGTTAAATAAATATGACTTTAAATGAAATTGCACATAATATATTAAATTTACTGCGAGGTGGACGACCTAGTCAAAGTGAGCATATTACTTTGGAACAAATTAAGTTTAATGTAATACATTATAGAGCCATGCTAATCCGAAGGGATTATGCAAGGAATGGTATAATTACAAGACATCTAGAACAAGATTTAGGATGTTTAGAACTAGAAGATATAAATGCTTCTAAATGTTGTAATTTACCTGTGTCTTGTTCTGTATCTAAAACTAAACTTAAAATACCTAGAACGGTTAGATTTAATTTTCAAGAAGCAATTACATATGTAGGAGACGTAACAGGATTAAATACTATACCTTTAATAGACAGTCATATGATTAAATATTTGCCTTATGATAAACATACAGCAAATAGGTATAAAGCATATATGATTGAGGATTATTTGTATGTATATAATGCAAATGGGCTACAGTTTATTAATGTAAGAGGTATATTTGAAGATCCTATGGATTTAACACATTTTGATTGTGTAGATGGCCAATGTTATGATGGTAAAAGCCCTTTCCCTATGCCAGCAGATATGATACAAGCTATAACATTAGGAATGGCTGCTGGAGAGTTACAGTTATTGTCTGGAACATTTAGTGATACTACAACTGATACAATGCAAGATCCTAAAACTAAAAGTGGTTCAGGAAAAGCTCAACAACCTCAACAAGCTCAACAACAATAATGTATAATATTAATAATATTTATAATAATTATACTAAGGAGTATAATGATTCTGTAGATAAAAATACATTTAAGAAAATTTGTGAAGAGTTTAATATTGAAATTATTGAATCAATATTAGAAGGAGAAACATTTGATATGGGAAATAATTTATCAACTTTATCTGTACGAAGAGTTGATAGAGACCCAAGAACACCAAGAGTAGATTGGGGAGAATCTATAAAGTATAGAAAAGAATTAGAATCTAGTGGAGTAGATTTATATAATTCTTCTACAGGAAAAGGAGAAAAATGGTATATATATTATACTGATAAATTTTATTGCAAATATTATTGGAAAAAAGGTAAATGCCGTATTCCAAATAAATCAGTATATAGATTCACACCTACAAGAGGACTAAAAGGAAATAAAGAAAAATTGATAAACATACTAAAAACCGACGATTTAGCATATTTAAAATTTAAGAAACAGTAAAATGGCAAGTAAATATCACATAACAAAAGACGGTCGTAGAGCAAGAAAAGGTTTGTATTATTATATGAACAGAGCTAAAAAAAGAGGAACTTCTAAATCAGGTAAAGGAACTGTAACAGATAAAGCATTAAAAGATTCTGCTAAAACTGCAAAGAAAAGGTACGGGGGGTGTGCAGATTGTATGAGGTCTGGAGGATTAAAAAGTCCTGCATGGCAAAGAAAAGAAGGTAAAAGTCCTAGCGGCGGATTAAATGCAAAAGGACGTGCATCTTTAAAAGCTCAAGGACAAAACATAAAACCACCACAACCAGAAGGAGGCTCAAGAAAAAAATCTTTTTGTGCTAGAATGCAAGGTATGAAAAGAAAACTTACAGGTAAAAAGAAAGCAAACGATCCTAATTCAAGAATAAATAAATCACTGAGAAAGTGGAAATGTTAAAACTATGATTTATAAACAAATATCAAGCAAGGCAATTATTAGAAAGGTTATGAGAGATATTAAGCCTACTCATTCTAACTGGATAGATGATGCAGTAGAGTGGATAGGAGAGGCCTTAGAGCACATTGGTGCAAATTCTCAATTAACTATGAAAAAAGTTGTATTGACAATAAAAGATCATAAAGCTATATTACCTACTGATTTATATTACATTAATCAAGTAGCAGTTAATAGTACTATGACTTCTGAAGTACAATCTGAATTATTAACATTAACAACTTTAGTTAAATCTTTAAAAGATGATATTTATACATATCAACAAGATTTAAATGTAATAATGAATGAGACTATAGAAAAAAGGGATGCTGCTGGTAAAGCAAGATGGTCTGAAAGAATTGAAGAATATGATACTTTATATAAAACAAATGTTAACGAATTGAATGAAATCAATAGTAGGATTATTGTTTTAGAGGGGATGTTTTTTAACGTTGATGGTCAAGGGGGAAATACTTTAACACCGCTTAAATACGGTACAAGTAGTTTCCCTAAAGCTATTCATTGTGAAGATTGCATTAATGAAATATCTAATGCTGCAGATTCTTATATAATAGATAATGATTATATAAAAACTTCTTTTGAGTCAGGAACAGTGTGTTTAACATACATGGCATTTCCTGTAGACGAAGAATGTTTTCCATTAGTACCAGATGACATTAGTTATAAAGAAGCATTGTTTTGGTATATATTTAAACAAATGTTATTAGGAGGTTTTGATAAACCTAATAATAGAATAGATTATTCATTTGCAGATCAGAAATGGAATAAGTATTGTTCACAGGCTAGAGCAAATGCTAATTTTCCTAATATAGATAAAATGAATAGTTTTATGAATCAGTGGGTTAGATTAATACCAGATTTAAATCAGCACTCAGTAATGTTTGAAAGTTTAGGAGATAGAGAAAATTTAAATAGATCAATGTAATGGGCAAGTATATAAAAGGATTATTTAAAGACACGTCACATATAGATCAACTAGAAGGTAGTTGGAGGTATGCTAAAAATATAAACATACACCCAACAACATCTGCATTATCTAATGAAAGCGGAAATGAAGCAGTAGCTAGAGTTATAAATAATATTGATGAATTTAATTCTGATGGAGGTATAAATTATAATATATTGCCTCCTGCTTCTATTGTAGTAGGTGCTATAGAAATATCAGATAATCGTATTATTTTATTTATAGTATATGATAGAAGTGTTCCTTTCTTTGATATGGATATACCAGATCCTGATGGGGGCGATGGAGGTTCTGATTGGACTACAATTTATGGTGATAATGCTGATCCTATATATAATGGCGAAATAGGTTTATTTGACAAAGATGTATATACTACATTATATCGTCCAAATATACAAGATTCTAATACTGACATTACAGCTGATATAGGACCTAATCCTGTAGCAACTAGATTAGATTTAAATTTTAATAAAGAATATTTTGTTGAAGGTACTTATAAAATTAATCCTGACGGAGAATTATTTGTTTATTGGACAGATGATTTAAATCCTCCTAGAGCGTTTAACGTTACTAGACAAGAAAGATGGTTAGCTGAAAATGCAATAACTACACCTACAGATGTTTTATATGGAATAGATCCTACATCATCTCCTAATTTACATCATAGAGAAATGTTAAATTTATTTCCTTCTGCAGGTCCTGTACCTCATATTGAGTTGCATGATATTAAAGCAGGTGGTGGATTATTAACAGGAGTATATTATATTGCGTTAGCATATGTAGATCAGGATTTAGTTCAAACAAATTATTTAACAGTTGCTAATCCAGTATCTATTGTAGAAGATGTAGAAGGCGTATTACCTATAGAAAGGTATGACGGAGCAAATCCTAAAACACCATCTGGTAAAGCTATTGCTTGGGAAGTTACAAATGTTAATACAGATTACGCATATGTAAGACCAGCTATTATTAGACACATGGATGGGCAAAGAGTAGTATTTAGATTAAATGATATTCCTGTTGCTAACTTAATACAAGGAGGAAGAAATATAATATCTTTTACAGGTTTAGAAGATTATGCAAACTTAAGTGTAAATGATATTATTATAGATGTTGCAAGTTATGAAACTGCAAAAACAATGAATCAATTAGACGGAGTATTGTATCTAGGAAATGTACAAGGTAGTAAAGATTTAGGCTATCAAAAATATGCAAACTTTATTAAAGCACACCCTGTTGTTAAAAGATTTCCACATTTTGATCCTAGGGAATATTCATTAGATGTTTTAGAAAATGGGTATATAGAAACATCTCCATTTGGTAATCCAACAACTATTTCTCAAGGATATAGACATGCTGAAAATATATTTAAATATAAAGGATATCAAAGAGATGAAGTATATGCATTTTATATTGCATTTATATTAAATGATGGTACAGAATCATATGCATATCATATACCAGGAAGAGAGCAATTAAGGATACAAGATAAAGCTGATGGGTGTACTGTATGCCAAGTCCCATCATGGTCTTTAGGGTCAGGTACTTCTTGGGAGATACAAGACGGTGATCCTCCTGCTCCTGTTGATGATGATTTTGATGGAATTGATGATGTTACAGGGCTTCCAGTAGTTATACCAACTCCTAGTGGTATTCAAAATTTATTTTATTGGAATAATATGTGTGGCAGCGGAACAGGATCTCAGTGTATGGAAACACAAGATGCTTTAGCTAGCCCAGTAGTTAATATGTCTGACGGAGGTGGTAGAATGTTTCATTTTTATGAAACAAGTTTAATTACATCAACAGAAGATCCTTTAAATAAAGGGGCTAGGAATATGAATTTTTGGCAAAATTCTACAGAGTTTTATCCGGCTGACGATATTAATGGTCAAAACTGGGAAATCTGGGATGCAGAATTACAAGGATTAGCTCAACAAAGTACAGTTGAACACGACCAATCAGTAAGTAATGTAGCTAATGGATATAGTAATACTGGATATATTACAAATGTTTTAAGAGGGCAAAGAATAAGACATCATCATTTTCCATCAAACGAGAATCAGTATTTTAAAACTGTTTTAGGTACATCAAAAGATATGAGTATAATGATTGTACCTTATAAAAGAGAATGGTATACTATGAATTATGCATGGTGTAGTAATCAAAGTTTTTCAAGTACTTTTACTGGACAAAGTATAGAAAATGCATTAAAAGTTAGTACTGCTGAACCTAATCTTCCTCCTGATTTTACTGGAAGCGATGATCCGGATGCTTCTGATTATAATCCAAATTATGGAGGAACACAACCTTATATAGATAATGATGCTGATGGTATAGATGATAATGGAAATGGACCGATTCCTTACGGTTATGGACCTCCTGCAGATTTATCAAGTTACGGATATGAATATAGTATTCAAGGTAGTACTTATGCAGAACAATTTTTAAATATGCTAGGAGCTGGTCCGGGCAATAAATTCTTTATGTTTTCTAGATTTGGTCCAGATAGAGGAGCCACTCCATTTTTAGGAGAATATCCACAAGTAGGAGAAACTATTGAAGTAGTATTTATTAGCCATAGTAATTACTATGATACATTTTCATTTCCAGATACTCCAGGTGCTTATGCAGATTATAATGAAGTGGATTATCGAAGAATAGCAGGCTCTTATGAACCTGCTGACATGTATGGATCAGATATAACAGCTGATGATTTAAGAATAGGATTTGGAGGGCCATGTGGTGGACCAACTGTAGTAACAGAATTTGCTACAGGATGTACAAAAGCAGGAGATTTTTATTTACAAGGAGGAGATAGTGTTTTTGGAATTAAAACTGAATTAGATTGCCATGCAGAGGGAGATAATACTGGTGCTGTAAGTGATAATCAAGTAGATGGTAATTGGTACTTTCCGTTAGGGTGTTTAAGAAAACCTAATATAACATTTGGAGGTCCTGTTTTAACAGGTTATGGATGTAACTCAGCTTATCCATATCCAAAATTAAGAAAATTAAATAATGGTCAGCCTGCAGTAGCAGATTGGTTAGGTGTATATCCTTTTAGATTTGAAAGATGTACAGATAAGAAAAAATGTACAGTAGTTTTTGCAGAGCAAGGATATGTTATTGTTCATCGTACTAATACATCACATGATGGAACAGGAACAGTTAATACTAATATGCCTGATATAGCAGTAACTCCTCTTGGAGTAAATAATGCATCAAGTTATGTAGGATGGATTGCTTGGGCTAAAGGACACAATGAGATAAAAGGAGTTATTTCTCATGATGTACAAGCATTAGGAATACAATTTGAAGATATAAAAGTTCCACCAGAAGTTTGGGAAAAAAGTCAAGGGTTTAGAATTTATTACGCAAAAAGAAACCATGAAGACAAAAGAATAGTAGGGCAAAATTTAGTTAATCCTTATGCTCCTACATGGGATACAGTATATCCTGCATGTGCAAGTCCTTCAACTTTAGGGGGATCTTTATCTTTTACAGGAGATATACCTGATGGTCAAAACTACAATAGAATGTGGGTTAATTGGCCTTATGCTACATCAAGTTATGCATATCCTTCAATTAGATGGTTTGGAACAGATAGAACAGAGTACCAAGCATTTGGACTCCATGACTTTCATTTAATGCGAACTAAAAGAACATTAGCTTCGTCAACACATATTAAAGTAGAATATGCAGTAGAGATGTTTCCTATTACAGGTCCGGGATTTGTACATAATTGTTGGTATGAAAATTTTGGAGATGACCCTTGTTCAGATGAAGTAAATAATCCTGAAAATCCTATGTTTGGAATACCTGTTGGTTCTCACGGAGGCGCTCCCTGTATACCTATACCTCCTGGTGCTCAAGACTGTACATCTTTATGTTTAGAGGACGGAATTGTAAATAGCATGCTTGTAGGTATGCATTACTATTCTCCAAACCAACCTACATCTGGTGCACTTGGTGGGGGTACAAATGGATTAAGTATGTACAATTGGCTAATTGGAATAAATGGTCCTTTTCCTAGATTTTCAGATCTAAACAGAGTATTAAAAGAAAGATGTAAAACATATTTAAGAGGTGATAGTATATATAATGGTAGACAATTAGGGTTTGGTTACAAAACATATAATGATTTTGGAGAAAGTCATGCATCATTTTTACTACATGAAAATAGTACATTACGAGCATTTAAACCTGAAGAGTCTTGGGGAGATGCAGATGATCCAACTTATCCTGGCTGGTTAAGATTAGCAGATAAAGATGTTTGGTTTCAAGCAGTAGATATGGATGGTGAAAAGTTACCTAAACCAGTTTATTATTTATCTAATTTACATGCATTTAGATTAGACATGTATAATTCTATAGATACACAAAATTTAGTTTGGACTGGTTATGAAGTTACAGGATCTGAGTATAAAAGATTTTGGGTAGATGAAGATGGTGCACCCGTAATTAGTAATAGCGAGGGACAAGCTTTATTAGCTAATACTATAAATCCTGATACAATAGTAGAAGAAGAAATAGATGATGATGGCACTGTAATTACAGCAGCTTATGGGGGAGATCCATTTTCTTATGATGATCTTGGAGATGGTACTAAACAAACAGGTAGTACTGAAAATGGAGATATTGTAACTAAATTTAAAACTGCTCATGTATTTGGAGGAGATACATATATTGCTAGGTATGGATATAGAAAACATCTGCGTCCTAATTTAGCTCCTATGGAAAATGTTGTAGGTGTACAATTTTTAGGGCATGATATACGAATACTATATGATATAATTGTTGAATCTACAGACAATATTAATTTTAGGCACATGGAAGATAGAACTACAAGTTATTATCCAGGTGCTCCTGCAAAAGATGTATTAGATTTAGATAACGATATAGATTTAACGGGTACAGGTAAAATAAAATATAATGATGATTACAATGCATTAAATGATGTAGGACATACTGCGCCATTACCTTTACAAGTTGCACAACCATCTAATTTTCCTACTAGAGTAATAAGAAGTACAAAGTCAGATGACACTACTTTAATAGATGCTTTTAGAGTATTTTTAGTTACAGATTTTAAAGACTTACCTAAAAATAGGGGAGACTTATGGAAAATATCTGTATTTAATAACCTATTGTATTTACATATGCAAGACACGTTATACAAAACGCAAGGTAAACAAACAATGCAGTTAGGTGATGGCTCTGAAGCTTTTGTTGGTAGTGGAAATATATTTGCTCAGGATCCTGTAGAACTAGTACAAACAGAATCAGGTCATGGAGGATTACAATCTCAATGGTCTACCTGTGTAACTAAATATGGGTATTTCTATGTAGACCAAAAAAATAGAAGAGTTTTTATGGCTACTGATAGTATAACAGATATTGGTATACTAGGGCTAGAAAAATGGTTTAGTACTAATTTAGCTTATGAGTTAGAATATTTTGGTAAAAGAAACTTTGATGATAATCCATTATCATTTAGTTTTCTTTCTGTTTGGGATGAAGAATTCCAAAGAGTAATATTAACTAAAAGAGAAATAGCGCCAACTGAAACGTTTTCTAAAGCCTGGAGAGCTTGGCAAAGTGGTACTGTAGATGCTGAACATGGAGCAATTAAATATGATCCAAACGATGATAATTTTTATTGGTCAGACGATGGAGAAACATGGGAACTATTAAATATTGATCTAGTTAATGGATCTTTAAATACTTTATATAACAAAGATCCATTTTTTGTAGAAAAGGGTTGGAGTGTATCTTACTATCCTAAACTTAATGTATGGGTATCATTTCACGATTATTGGCCATATAGATATTTAACTACATCAACAGATATATATTCGTTAAGATCGTATGTTCCAGGTATAATAGATAATGATTATGATGATTCTAAATATTGGTTACATAGATTAATATGGAGACATAATATTCCATATAATAAAGGAAATTTTTATACTGATGAAATAGATGAGCACCCTTTAGCTGAACATACTCCTTATAGTTATGATTCTCAATGCGAAGTAATACATAATCAAGGTGCAAATCTATCTAAACTATTTCATAATTTTAGTTTTATTACTGATGTATACCAACAAAGACAAATAACTTATGGCAATGAATCAGACTTTTTAGATAATTTAACGTCTATTAAATTAGATACTCCTGGTATAACTTCTTTTATTTTATATAATACATATCAGTGCTCAGGTCAAATAGTAGTAGAAGAACTTGTTAATGCAAGAAGGAATGGAAAAGAATGGTATATAAATAAATTCAGAGACTTTACTACAAGTGCAGTTTCAGTAATAAGTGGCGGAGGTAACTCTTCTAATTATTACGACCAATTCTTTTATGATGATGGAAATGCTATTACTCCAGGAGGCTTACCTACACCAGCAGGTGTATCCCAAGATAACAGTAGAGCAATGTTATATTCAACTGGGGCTGATGAATTTATTGCAGCTTCAACATCATTTGGCATATCTAACCCTAAAAAATTCGTAGATAAATACCTAGCAATTAGATTAATTATTAGTAATAGTGCTAATAATTTAGTAAATTTGTACTCCACAGAAGTGGGAGTCCGTAAATTCCTAAGACAATGATAAAGAAAAAACTCATAAAAAAGAAGGGTAAAAAACGCCCTATAAAGAAAAAACTTATAAGAAGATATAATACAGGAGGTATGTATCAACCCCAGTTACCTGCTAGTATGATGCCTATACAAAATATTGTATATGAGCAGACTGATCCTAATTATCTTGATCAATATGAGCAGGGTTTAGATGCTGCAGATCAACAAAGTAGAACTTGGAGGCAACAGACAATGCAGCAACAACAACAACAAGATGCTAATACAGCTCAATTTGCAGGTCAGTTACAAAAATTAGCTCAGTTAGATCAAGCACAGCAACTTGGTAGTAAAGCTACAGATTTTGTAAAAGATCTTTTTGGTAAAAAACCAGGAGTTTCACCAGCACCTACAGGTCCATTATCTATAGGGGATTTACAATCAATGACAGGAGGTGCTCCTGTAGGTCCAAGTTTAGCAAATCCTACTGCGGGTATGGATCTAGGTTTAGATTTTTCAAGTAAATTACCAGGAGCAGGAGCTTCACCAGGTTTAAATTTGCAAACAACTAATGTTCAAGATTATGTATCAAAAGGATTGCAAGATAATATAACTGGAGGAGCAAGTAATCTTACATCAACAGCTTCTCAAACAGGTAAAAGTTTTTTAGGGACAGGTAAAGAGTTTGCCCAAACAAAGGTGGGGGGTAGTTTGACAAGTGCTCTTAAAAATCCTATGTTATATACTATGGGTGCACAACTTATAGGAGGCGCAATATCTAAAAAGGCTGATGACTTTGATCCAACTACATTTACAGGAAAAGAAAAAACAGGTAGAATGTTAAGTCAAGCAGGTCAATGGGCAAGTGTAGGATCTGCATTAGGTCCATTAGGTACTTTAGCAGGTGGTATTGGTGGTGCTATTTTTGGTGCTGCTAGTGGAAAAAAGATGGCAAAGCAAGCTCAAGCAAGAGAAAGAGAAGTGCAAAAACAAAGAGGAAGAGCATTAGCAAATATGGGAATGGCTCAATCTCAAATGAAAGAATATAGCGGATACGATTTAGGTATGGGGTATGCAAGAATGGGAGGTAAAAGATTATATCAAAAAGGCGGAAAAGGTAAAGGATTAGAAAAGTTAATATATGATCAATACGGTAAACCTATAACAGCAACTACAGGATATACAGACTCTAAGAAAAAGGCTTTTCATTCTGATATAGGTACTTATCATCCGATGGCTATAGGTACTATTCTATCTAAAGAAGATAGAACTCTTATGAGGAATGCTATTCTAAAAGAAAAAGGACGGTTTTATAAGGGGAAAAAGAAAGAATTTGTTGGAGGAAGTCTAGATAATACTATTGATTACTATTCAAGGAAGGGAGATATTTATCCTAATGACCCGGGGCCAGATGGTAGCTATCGTCCTAATTATACTGTTGAGGAAAGTTATAAAACAGTAGGTGAAATTTTGAAAGATCCAGAGGAGGAAAATTATGATGAGCGAACAATGGGGAAAATAAAAATACCTAGACGTATTAAAAGAAATTATAAAACTGGAGGACCAGATGAAAAAAGACTAATCAGAAATATGCAACATACAATTCCTTTAAATGCTAGAACTTTACTTGAAAGTATGTCAGGGATTGAATCTGATATAACAGAAGATGATTTAACAGGTAGACAAAAAAGAAAATTACAAGAAGTAGTAAGAAAAAATTTATCTGAAGGAAAAAATATAATTGAGTATACTGATTTTGATGATATGGGGACAAAGGATTTAGGATGGGCTGAAACAGATGAAAGTGATACTCTAAGTGATATAACAAAAAAATCTCTTACAGATCCTGCGTATAATTTAAAAACTACACTAGGACAAGCTAATATTAAAATTGTTCCTAGAGAAGATGGATCAGCAAAAATGGATACAATAGTTACAGATTCATATGACTTTAATAATGCTAAAAAAATTCAGCAAGATATGGCAAGTAGGGGGCTGACTAAAAAAGAAAAGTTTAATGAAATATTAAAAAAAGATAACAAAAGTGTATTTGGTAAACTTAGAGAAATGGCTGCTGCATTTGGTCCTAAGGCAGGAGAGGGTAGAGATGTAAAAATTAACATAAGTGATGATGCAAGATATGGAGGACTAAGAAATATGTACAAAGGAGGAGGATTTGATTTTAATGTAAATCAAGAACGTCAACGACTAAAAGATTATGATGCACCAGGCGGAACAGCTGATAAATATCAAAAAATGGCTACTCAACCTTGGAGTGAGCAGTTAGACGATATACAAACAGCACTAACTGTAGGAGGAATGACTCCTGTAATTGGAGCAGGAGCAGATCTTCTTAATACTGGTGTATCTGGGGTTAGAACTTTAACTAATTTGTTTAGTGGAAATATTGATAATGCAAAAAAACATGCTGTAAATACAGGTGTTAATGCATTAACAACAGTTCCTATGCTAGGGCAAGGAGTTGCAGGTGGTAAATTAGCACAGACTATTTATAAAGGAGGAGCTAAACAATTAGATAATTTAACAAATGCTAAAAATTTAAAACAAGGAGTATCAGCTGCTACTACAAATATTGTTGATCCTTTTATAAAAGCTTCAAAAGGTGATCCATTATATACTACAAAAGCATTAGGTAAAACACTAAAAGGAGAGAAACTGTTAGGTATAGATACAGATATTAACCCTGGACCAGTAGGATTTCCTTTAATGACTAGCCCTGATGTTCAAGGACCTATGCCTCGACAACTAGGTAGAATGGGAGGCCAACGACTGCAAGGAGGAATAGCTAAACCTTTGCCTGGTGGAGCTACTAAATTTATAGGTAGAAGCCATGAACAAGGTGGTATTATGGTAGATCCTATGACTGAAGTAGAAGGAGGCGAAACTATGGATAAAGTAAACTTTGGTAAAGGAGGTAAAAAAGATTATTTCTTTTCTAGTTATTTAAAACTAGGAGGTAGATCTTTTGCAGATAGGCACGAAGCTATGGTAAAGTCAGGAGCATCTCAAACAGAAATTGATGCATTAGCTGATATGCAAGAAAAAACAGCAGGTAGAAAAAAGATGCGTTTAGGAGGAAAAAGAAAGTTATATAAGCGAGGAGGATATCCTTTTTATAATAATGACATAAATTCTCCTGATACTCCATTTTATACTACTTCACATAACCCTGATGGAGAAAGAGGTAATAGTGTTATTTATTATTACTACGATCCTAATGATGTTAATTCTGAAAAAACATTTACATCTGAGGCAGCTATGAAAGAGCATATGAAAGGGACAGGAACAACTGCTTATTTTCCAAATACAGCGAATAATTTAGGTGAGAACCCTTCTTATAATTTTCCAGTACAAGATACATCATCAGACGATTCAGGCTCAGATGATCCAGGCTCAGGTACTAGTGAAGAAGAGTTGAAATTTCAACAACAAACTGGCATTGATTCAAGTAATCCAGATTATTTTTATTTCTTTAGACAATGGCAACAAGGAGAGTATGAAGGTGATATAAATGATGGATCTGAAGACGATTTTTCTGAAGATGATTCAGGTACAGATAGTCCAGGTGCAGCATGGGAAGGGTTATATAATAATCTAAAAATGAATGATGTAGAGCCTTATTTAGAAGAGATTAGACAATTAACAGGATTAGAAGATTTTGATTTTAAAAATCCTGAACATGTTAAAAACCTACAGACAAGGTTAACGGGAGATCCTGATGAAGAAGGATTTATTACAGGAGAAGAAGGAGAGTACATTGGAAAAGAAGGAAAAAAATCTGTTAACTTTGCAGGTATAGATGGTAAATTTGGTACAGATACATTTGAAGCTTTAAAGCTTATGCTTGACAATCAAGAAGATGATGAGCCTGTAGATGATGAACCTACGGATGATACCCCTAAAGAAGATGATAAAAAAGTTGATCTTAATGAAGATAAAAAAGAATCAGAGGTAAACATGGATTTCAAAAAGCCTTTCCCTTGGCATAAAGTTGCAGCGGGAGTAGGAATGGGTATACAAATGCTACCAGCTATTGCAGCTATGAGATCTAAACCTGATTACATGGCCGCTCCTGGAGAAGTACCAAAAACTCATTTAGATAGAGTAAGGTTTGATGATGCACGAGCAGCAAATCAAAGAGAGCTTAGAGGTATGGGTAGATTTATAGAGCAAAGTGGTTTAGGCCCTGGAGGTATAGCTGCTAAAATGGCTGCATACGAAAAGAGTAATCAGCAGGAAGCTAAAATTGGTGCAATGGAAAAACGACAAAATGCAGCTATAGCTAATCAAGAAGCAGGTATGAATCAAAAAGCAGCTATGCAAAATGTTAAAAACAGAATGTATGTTAATGAATTTAATACTGGAGCAAGAGCAGCCACTAAAGATAGAAAATTAAGTGGATTAGATACGATGGCTAAAAACGTTGCAGGTATGACTAAAGATTTATTAGCTTATAAAAGTCAACAAGATTTAGCAAGAGCTGTTGCTGGTAATACAGGTGTAAATGAAAGATTTTGGGAAATAGAAACTGCATTTAGAAAAGCTAATCCTAATTTATCACCTGGTACTGAAGACTACAATAACGCATTAACTCAATATACTACCTATCATACAAATCAATCTCAACAATTAGTTAATAATGTTGAAAATCAAACTGATAATCAAGACGCAGATAATGCTAGATATGGAGGATACAAAAGAAATAGAAAAAAACTAAAACGTAAAAAACAAATTTATGGCTAATAAATATAGTAGATATCAACTACAACCTTATGTAAGTCAATACGTAGACCCCCAACGAGTAAAAATTGCACAAACATTAAGAGATAGATGGGATAAAAATAAAATGCAATATGATTTATTAAATCGTACTGCAAATTCTATGAATGTTTTAGATGGGGATAGACATCATAAAGAAGCAGCTGTAGACAATATTAATTCTACATTTAAAGATACTATTAGCGCAAATAATTTTGAAAATGCGGGAACTGTAGTATCTAATGCAGTAACAGATTGGCAAGGTAATGAAGCATTAAATGCATCTAGGCAATCATATGCTAATTGGGAAACAGACCAAAAAGTAAAAATGGAATTAAGAGCTAAAGGACAAACTGTACTTTTTGATAAAGTATATGTTAGGGACGCTCAAGGTAATATCCAATACGATGAAAATAACCAACCTATGATGATGGATGCTGGGCAAACGCACAGTTCTTATGAAGTAGATCCTAATACAGGAGAAGTTCGTACTAATATATTTACAGGAACTTCAGAAGCACAATTAAATTATTCAGCCAAAATGGAAGAAATGCTACAAAATATTGCAGAAGATCCTGTATATTTGCAAAGTTATAATTTAGTTGAGCAAGATATATTAGGGTATATGGCATACGGAACTGAAATTGGCGAAGAAAAAGTAAAAAGAATTGTAAATGCTTTACAAGGCGCCTATTTAGATTCTAGCGAAGGAAGACAGCAATTAAGGAAGTTAACTGAATTAGATATAAATAGCGCTACAGGGCAAAATTTTACGCAAGAAGAAGCTTTAAATGTAATAGGGCAACAAATGCAGGCTATAGGATCTAAACAAGTTGGTAAGAAGTTACAGTATATGAAAAATGATTACTTTTTTAAACAATTAGATAATATGCAAGAGACTAGTAGTCAGTTAGAATTAACTTCTGTTAGAAGAAACGTTGTTCAAAATAGTAAACCTATAACAGCTTTAGATATTCTAAAGAATAAGGATGGTATATTAAAAGATAAGTATTTTAAAGATGATGGTAGCGGTAATTACAATTTTAGTAATTCTTTTATGCGTGAGTCTGGACTTGCTAATGTGCCAATAACAGAAGAAAACATAGAAACAATACTAACAGATATTGCTGCTCAATTAGACGTAGATATAGATGCTGCGGGCGGAGATGTAAATAAAGTAGAACAAGCTAAATTAAAAGCAAATAGAGATGCTTATGTAGCTAATTTACTTTTAAAGAATAAAGAACACAGATACGCAGTAGATTCTAATGGGCAAGCTTATTTTAAAAATGATAAAGAATTTTTACAATCATTATCTGATGCTCAAAAAGCATATACACATTTTGTAGAAAAGATGTATGTACCAAATCAAGGATATCAAACATATGTAGCAAATCAAGTACATCAAGGTACATTTGATGGAGTGCCTTGGATAGTAAGAAATAGTAAAGGCCAATTTAGTCAAAGTAAATCTGAATCAATAGATTTCTTAGCAGATTTATATAGAAGAGGAGGAGGTAGCGGTAAAGGCAAAAACGCAACTAGAGCTGCAATTGAAGCTGCATTAAGAGATCCAAAAAATATTTCAGCCCCTGGATTTACAGCTGGTGGTCGAACTCCAGGTTCTCATATAATAACAGTGCAAGTTCCTGCAAATAGAGAGCAAGGTACTAAAGCTTTTTCAGTAGAAATAGAAGTAGGGGGAACTAGAGATGGTGAACAAGCATTTAGTAAGAGTCACGAAATAATGAATAACTTGCGAAATCATAACTACAATCAAACTACATCAGTTGAATTAGGATTAACTAGAATAGACGGAGATGTGCCAGTTATGCAAGTAGGTAATTATTCGTATGAGTTTAATCCTAAAACTAGAACTATAGAACCTATACTAAACATAGATTATTACAAAGTAGTAGATGGAAAAGTATCTCAAGATATTTATAAATCTGTTGGACCTACAAATGCTTCTAATCCAAGTCAGTGGAGAGGCATGCATTTAATAGATTCATTAATGGAAGCTGAAATGCAAGGCTTTATGAGATCAACTTCTTACATGAACTATTTAAATGCTGCAAAATTAAGTAGTAGCGGACTTACATAAAACTAAATTATATGGCTGAGGAATTAACACCTGATTTAACAAATTTTTCTACTACAGAAGAACTTCCTGTAGATAATCAACTTACTGAACAAGAAGAAGAAAAAAAAGAAGATATATCTCCTGATATATCCTCTTACGCTCCTGTAGCTAGAATTAAAGGCCAGTCGGCAATAAAAGAAATGTCTCCTACACCTTTAGGTAATTTAGGTTTAGGGTTAGGAGATTCTAAATGGGATTTTCATAGAAAACATGAGGGGCTTACATTAGAGCAAGCAGTAGATATTAATGAAACTAGAGGAAGACGTCAAAGTAAAGGCGACAAGTGGGCCAATGGTATGCTTAAAGCTTTAGGTAAAACAGGCACAAATCTTGTTGGAGGTACAATAGGTGCTATTTATGGGGCGGCTTCTGGTTTATATAATTTAGAATTTGATAAAGTATTTAATAACTCATTTGCAAATAGTTTAGATAATATAAATGAATGGATGGATAACAAGCTTCCTAATTATTATACTAAATATGAAAGAGAGGCAGAGTTTTGGAGAAGAGCGGGAACTGCTAATTTTTGGTCTGATCAATTTATGAATGGTATGAGTTTTGTTGCTGGTGCAGCATTAACAGAAATGGCTTGGGTTTATGCTACAGGTTTAACATTTGGAGCAGCAGCGCCAATAGCAGCGGCTGCACATGCAAGAAACATGGCTCGTCTAAAAAGAATATTTAAAGTAGCAGATAGAGGAGCAGATGCTAATAAGTTAAAGGAACTAACAAGGGCTGCTCAACAAACTACCTTATTAAGACAAGGAGGAAACCTTATGAGGCAAATCTATACAGGAGCTGGATATGAAGCTGGTGTTGAAGCTAGAGGGCATTATGATCATTTAAAACAAGCTCTAATAGATAAAGCAAAACTAGAAAATGGGGGTAAAGAATTGTCTGAAACAGAACTTGAGAAAATAGAAAAAGTAGCTAGAGCAAGTTCTAATGGTGTATTTACAGGTAATTTACTTCTTGTTGGAGGAGGTAATATGTTAATGCTTAGTAAACTATATGGACCAGGTCATGCAATAAAAAAAGGATGGAATAAGGCTATGTCTTCTATTATACCTGGATTTGGAAAAGGTGTTAGAGTAGCAGGTAAAGGAGCTAGTAAAAAAGCGCAAGCTGCATATAAAACAAGTCGTTTAGGACAAGCTTTAGGAGTACCACAAAAAGCACAAGAATTTATAAACAAAGGATTATCTAGAACTAAAGCAGCATTAAAAGTTCCTTTGTATGAAGGGTTTGTAGAAGAAGGTGGGCAATCTGTAATTGATAAAGCTGCATATAATTACAATATGTTAAAGTATGGGCCTGAGGGTCAAAAAACTGCCGTTTCTTTGTTAGAAGCTACTAGACAGGCTGGTATGGAAACTTATGGTAGTGATGATGGTATGACTGAGGTAATGTTAGGATTTTTAATAGGTGCAATTGGTTTACCTGGAGCTAGTGGAAGTCTTACAAATATACAGCAACAATTGAAAGACGTTGGAGCAAGAGAAGATCTACAAGATTTTATGGCTGACTACTACAATAAAAATGTTGATTTATTAGCCGCTTTAAAATCTCAGGGCGAGTTTATGACTGAAACACAAGAACTATCTAATTTAATGGACCATGCCATGGCTGAAGGTAATTTAGCCGCTTGGAAAGATCTTGAAAACGACCAGTTATTTTCATATGTAAAATCAAAAATAATGAGTGGTCAGTTTGCAGATATTGTAGAAGATGCAGAATCACTTAGAAACTTAAGTGATGAACAATTTATGGAATTGTTTGATTACAATAAAGAAGATTTTAAAAGTTCAGCAGACATATCAAAAAGAAAAAATAAAGTTGCAGATGATGTTATAAAAAGAGCAAACAAAATCAAGGAAGGTTTTGATGCAGTAGATGGAATGTTTGACTTTGGTAAAGAAAAGTGGACTAATGAAGAAGCTAAAAAGTTAAGAGAGAGTATGGCGCACTCGTTATCAGTAATTGAAAACGTGTCAGAGAGAGAAAAAGCATTAACTTACGCACTAGCAGAATTAACAGGTGGTAGAGTTGTAGAGTCACAAGATACTAAAAATAAAGGAGCTGCAAGGACTATAGTATACGGTGAAGGGGAAAATTCAAAATCGTTTACATTAAGTGATTTTAGCAGTTCTACTGATTTACATAATTATAAAAAATATCAAAAAGTATTAAAAGATATTGACTCTGGAAAAATGAAAGAATCTCCTATTCCAGGCAAGTCTATAGAAGAGGCTAGAGCAATTATAGCAGATACTTTAGAACAATTAAGGGTTAGAATTGATCAGTTTGCAGGTAGCCCAGAAGTAGATATAACAGAATTAACAGCAGAAGAATTAGATTTATTATCAGCCTTTTTACCGCAAATGGAAGAATGGGGACAAAACGATCCTGCAGGATATGGTAAAAATCTTAAAGAAGCTCTTCAGTTAATTAAAGATCTTAGACATTTACGTGCTAGAAGACATGAGTTTATTGGAAACTTTAATAATCTTATGTATGGTCCTAAAGTTGCGAGAGATCAGCATTTACAAGAAATAGAAAGATATATTGAAGATATAAAAAATGAAGAAGGTGTAGAAGGATTAATGGACCCTGAAGCTAGAGAACTATTTCAAAAATTTGGTCCTAATGCTAAATTTAAAGTTAATGATAAATTCTATAGATTTACTCCCGAAGGTATATTGTATGAAGATGGAGATAAAAATCAAACTCCTGTAGATCCTAGTATTCTTAGAGGTATTGCAGAACAAGATATTATAACTACAGAAAAAGAAAAAGCAACTAAATTATTAGATGCGTTAAAAAAGCTAAAAGAAAAGAAAGGAGAAAAGATTAAAGAGCTGCATAACAAAATAGCTGAAGAAGAAGAAAAGATTTTACAATATCTTATAGAGCTTGAAGAAGAGTATGAAGGATTTAAACAAGATACTAAGGGAAGATATAGAAAGGATGGTAAGTTTATATCTAGCAAAAAAGTACAAGAACTTAAAGAATTCCACACAGTATTAAATGAGCTTATAAAAGAAAGTGAACTTGCTATTAAAGAAACTCAAGAGCTTGTAGATGAAATTGTAGCACAACAAGATTATATAACTGAACTTGTAGAAAAACATTATGATCCAGAGCAAGGAATATTTACTATGGACTTTGATGCTACTTATGAACTAAGTAAACAAGTTCGTATGACTGGGGCTGAATTACTAGGATTACCTATTATAGGTGATATGGAATCAGGAAAGTCTTTACAAGAACCTGCAGACCACATAAAAAAATCTAAAGAAATTATAGATGGTATAAATGAGGTTGTAGATGCTGCAAAAACAAATATAGCAATACTACAAGAAAAAATCTTTGAATTAAAACAGACTAGAAATGATCTAGAACAAATTCTTATACGTAAACTAAAAGAAGCTGAATCTGGTCTTCAGTCTGTACAAGGTAAAACTTTGGATGAGATTTATGTAAATAATGTAAGCAATGCTGATAAAACCGTAGCAGTATTAGAAGCTCAGGAAGAAGAGGATGGAGTTCCGCAAGAGCAAAGAAAATCTACACCATTACGTCGGTTATTAAATATAATATATGAAACTGGAGGTAAAGGATTAACTACTTTTTCTGAGTACAGAACTTTTATAGAAGATAATCCAGGTATATTAGATCCTTTAGATGTGTATTTACAAGATGTATTTAAAGTAAATAACGCTTTAAATGATGCTAACTTTTTAAAACAAGAACTAGATTTATTAGATAATGAAATATCTAATATTAAAAATCTTATAAATGAAATTAGATCTGACCAAGGTAATGAAGCAGATGCAGATCAAACAATACAACTAGCTAATAGTGTAATAGAAGCAGGCAGATTCCAAACTATAATGGATGAGTTAACAGAGTTAATGTTAGAGCTAGAAGAGGAAATTTTAAAACCTATTGCAAATAAAGATGATGATAGTGCAGATCCTAGTGATCCTAAACCATCAGATACTACTACTGATCCTAATCCTCCTACAGACGGGAACAATACTAATAACGATAAAAATACAGAAAAAGACAATAAAAGATTGTACACAATGTCTGTAGAGTCTCCTTATTTATACTCTTCTACAACAGGTATGCATAATACACATTTAGAAAGATATAGAATATTAGGTGCAAAGAAAAGTAGGACTACAGACGAAGAAAAAGAATATAAACACCATAAAAATCAATTAAAATTTTATAGAGCATTAAATGCTTATCATCCTTATAGAGTTAAAAAGGGTAGTAAACAAGCTACTGTAAGTTTAATGGCTGTATCTGCTAATGATTTAAACGACCCTAATTTAGATCCTAGAATTAAAGAGGCTTTAAAAGATAGTTTTTATAATGAAGATACTGGTAAATTTGATGATACAGGTTCTATGGATGCTCAAAAAGCAGACATTAAACTTGTTATGGTTTATACTAATTCTGGTCAACCTTATTTAGTAACAGAAAAAGGTAAGAATTCTAATAAGGGTACTGTTGCCTTTACATCTGCAAAACGTTCAACTACTGAACTAGAAACTGAAGATGGACAAGTAAGCAGATTTTCTAATCCATTAGAAAGACCTCAAGAAGAATACGATGCCTTAGTAGAAGAAAAATCAAATGCATGGGCACAATGGAGAGCAAATACATTAAATAAAAATTATGAAGATGGTGTATCTGTATTAAATAAAATATACAGAATAAATGAGGTTAGTGTAGGAATGCCAAATTTCCAAGAAAACAAATTGTTTCCAGCTAAAGGTAGAGTAGGTCAGACAAATTTAGATCAAGTAGATTTAAAAATTGCAAAAAACGTAAATAAAACTACAGGAAGAGCTACTATAACTTTAGGTAAAAAAGGTAAAGCTAGATCCTTAGATGTAAATCCAGGTTTTGTATATGTAGAAAAAAATGGAGGTTATATACCATTTAAGGTTAGAACATTAGAATCTTCTGAAGCAGATAATGTAACTAATATTCTTAGAAAAATAGCTGAAAATAGAGCACAAGCTACTAAAGAGGCTGAAGAACAAGGATTAAAAGGTGCAGAAAAAACAAATTATATAAAAGATAGGCTACATATAGTTGAAGGAGTAGATCTTGAAATACCTGATTTAATACGACAAGTAAGAAATGTTGTATTTATGGGTAATGTTACCTCTAAAAATAAAGATCATTACAAACCAGAGTACAGACTTAGCTATGATAGAAATAAAAAAGGATACTTATATGGCTTAGATGGTTTTATTAGTAATCAACAGTTGGTAAAAAATGATGCAAAAGCAATTGCAGAGTTTAAAAATTTCTTATTGACTAAGTATCATCAAGTTGATGCGGCTATGGTTAATGCTTCTAGAACAAAAGAAAAAGGAAAGAAAGCTACATCTAATCCGTATACACACTTAGTTTTAGATAATAACTTGAATGTGAATCAAGAAAAAACTAAAACATATAAAAACTATGTTGAGTATTTATTAGAAAATGAAGGTAGAGATACAGCGCCTCCTTTGCAAGTATCTGTCCCTCAAGATGATGAAGGTATAGAAGCACCTCAATTTAAGTATAGAAAAGTAATGTTTGATGCAAATCAACCTACTAAACGAAGTACAGCCCCTGTATTAACGCCAGAGGATACTAGTATTGCAAATGAAACTATAGGAGATGAAGCTATAGAGGGTGCTCATCCTACACAAACAGAATCTTTACAATTATTTACACCTGTTTTAAATTTATTAGGAGAACAGAAAGCTTACACATTACCTTCAACTCCTGATTTTCCTAACGGTATCAAAATAACTCCTATTATTGTAGACGGTAAAGTTACTGGGCATAAGGCTATACTAAACTACTTTCAAATAGATCCTACTAATCCTATGATTGAATCTACTTTCCCTAAAGGATTGACTTGGGATCAAACAATAAATTTACTTAAAAAAGATTTTGCAGAATATAAACAAGATCCGTGGACAGTAGGATTTGAAGATTTCTTAGCTTTTAAATATCACGCAGATATGAACTTAGAGCAAGAAAAAGAAAATTATACACTTACTGACGAGCAAATTGAAAGAGATGAAGAGTTACCTTCTGAAGATCCTTCTCCAACGCCATCTACAAATGAAAATATAGATGAAACTTCTAGCAGTACAACAGATTTAAGTGATTTAATTTCAGAAAATACAGAGCCTTCAGAAGTCGATGTAACAGACGCAGATAACTTTATGGATGATTTTGATCCAGAGGGAGATGTAAACTTAGATGACGAGGCTGACATGGCCTATGTAGATAGTATAGAAGTACAGAATAGAGATAATCAGCAACTAATAGATGAAATTAAAAATGCTACTAGAATGTTGCCTTGGAACGAAATAATTAAGGTCATAGGCGTTATTAATAGAAATAATAGAAGAAGCTATGGTCGTGTATTAGGGCACGGTAAAACTCTTGTATCTACTATAGGTCCCGGAGGTGTAGCATATCATGAAACATTCCATCAAGTATCTTTATATATACTTTCTAAAGAGTCTAGAGAGGGTATGTATTCAGCTGTTAAAAATTTAAAAGGAAAGGGCAGACCAGGATTTGGAAAGGAGATGAAATCTTTTAAAGATTTTACAAATAGAGAAGCAGAAGAATGGTTAGCAGAAGAGTTTAGAAAATACATACTAAGTAATGGTACACGTGATTTAACAAAATACGAGACTGCAGAAAAAGGGTTTTTCAAAAGAATTTTTGATTTAATTAAAAACTTTTTAAGAACACATCTTGGGCTAAGTAATACATTACAACCTGATCCGTCTATGGCAGAAGTTCAAAGATTATTTGAAAACATTAATGCAGGTAAATATGCAGAGTCTAAACCGGATACCAGAAATGATTTAGACGCAGTAGCAGAAATGGCTATACTAGAAGGTAAATCTGCAACAGATTCTGTTGAGTTAATGAATAATATATCTATGTATTTAGGAAAACAGTTATTTAACGACAATCCTATAACTAGCGCAGATATAGAATTACTAACAGATCCTACACGTAAACAGGAATTTAGCAGAACTTTAAAATTAAAATATACAGAATCTATAAAAGATCTTAAAAAAGATTTATATCAATTAGCTGCAATTGCTAAAAAGAAAGGTAATATAACGTTATACGCTAATCTAGTAAAAGATTTAAGGTATATACAAGATAATACTAGATACTTATTTAGACAGCATAGAAACTTTATAATGCAGTTTGGATTAGATTATAATATAGAAATGGATGACGTGGCGTTAGAGCAAGATAGATCTAAAGATGTATATAATATATTAGACTCTTTTAACTTTTCTACTGTAACTAATGCAAATCCTTTAATTAAATTAATGATAGGAACCTTACCTGGAGAAAGAAGCCAGGTTACAGGATTACCATCTGTAGTAGATTATACTAAGACTATGAACTTTTTAAAAGAAAAGTTAACAAATACAACTACTATTAGTCAGCAGATTGAAGTATTAAAAGCATTAGAACCTAATCGTCCTTATATTACAGAGCTATTAAAAAGATTAGGAGATATAGGTAATACAGGTACAATGTCTTACGACGAACTTAAGACACATAATTTATTTGCACAAGAATTTACAACTACTAAAAATAAATTTATAACTTATTTAATAGATGAAAGAGGAAACTTTCACCCTATAGATTCTAATAAACAACAAATTAATGGTATTATAGGTAGACAGTGGAAAAGTAATTTAATGGCTAAGATAGGCACCATGCTTAAACAAGAAGATGGTGTAAATGTTATTGACTTAGATTACAAAATACCTATTAAAAGTTTAGGTGTAAAATTATCTATACGAGATCTACAAAATAATCCTAAGAAACTTAAAGAAATTCAAGGGCCTGCCTTAATAGATTTTTATAGTGCTATGGGTATTACATTTAGTAACCCAGATGCCTTATTAGATAATAATAATAAATTAAACGAAGAAAGTTTACCTGTTATTTTAACAGATACATTTTCATGGATTATAAGTCAATTAGACGACAATACAAAAGACTCAGATTTATTTAGTAGAGATCATTTAAATATAACTACAAAGCTTGGAAAGTTAATAGAAGCAGAGTTATTACATAATGATACAGTTGTAGAATTAAGACATTTTACGCCAGAAGGAAAGCCGGTATATGGTATTACGTTGCATAACTATATGAGTATGGTGCTTTCTGATTTAAATAAAGGAATATTGCCTAGACATTTAGAAGGAAATCCACATGCATTAAATTCTCTTTTAATAAAGCATTCTCAACAAGGAGGACAAACTAGTATAAATGTTATACAAGGTTTAGACACTAGGAATTCTAAACAGGGCTCTTTAACATCTAAATTAAGTCCTGGAGATAGGTTAGCTATTATGGCAAATTCTTTACTGCAAAAAAATCCAATATCGTCTTTATTAAGAACAGCTGATGGTAAAACAGAATACGGAATAACTCTTCCAGAATCTACACCTTCTAATATTTTAAAAGCAAATAAAATATATAAAGGGTACTTTAAAGATGAACTGCAATTAGCTAGAAATTTAAATGCTGATGGTATAGGATCTGATGTAAATTATTTTAGAAATGAAGCGCAAGGTTTAAGAATTTTTGATTCTATTGTAAATATACCAAGCGAAACTAAGCAACATAAGCTATTTAAAGCAGACTTAACTAAAGCTTTAAATGGTACTATGAATGTTGACGAGTTTATGGAATCTAACGGGGACTATGTTGCAGGATTAACTAGAAAGTATTTAAAAAAGGAAGCTAAAACTATTAGGGAACTGTTACATAAAAACAGAATTATAGAAGATGTAAGTTTAGTAAATAATGGATTAGACCCACAATTACTACAAAAACTATTTAATTTAGATGGACCTGCACCTAAAACTTTATCTCAAAACCAAGTAAATAAAATAGCAGAAGCAATAGCATTACGTACATTTATAGGACATAATGAACAATTAAAAGTTTTATTTGGGGATCCTGCTTTTTACAAAGCATTGTACAAAAGAACCAAAGGATTAATAGGTACAAAGAAATTTGCTAGAGTAGATAATGCAATAGACAATTGGCTTAATCAACCTGAATTCCGTAGATGGGATGGTAAAGAAGCAAATGGAACATTTAATGTATCAGTAAGTGCAGATCCTGTAACAACAGTAGATGATGCATATTATATTGAACTAATAAGATACTTAGGAAAAGAAAAGGCTGATAAGTATACAAATATAGAAGAAGCTGATGCACAAGCATATGCTTCTATGGACTTTTACAGAGAGTTTTTAATAAGAGTAGGTGATTGGAGTCAAGCTCAGGAAGATTTATTTCAAGAAATAATGAGTAATCCTGATGCAGTAGTACCATCAAAAACTTTATTTGAAACATTCCCTGTTTTAAAACCTCAGTATTTTGGACCACAGATTACAAATAATCCTATATATGCTCCATATTTTATGAAGTTATCATTAGCACCTATATTCCCGCAAATGGCAACTGTAAATGGAGAACGTACTCAGCTAGCAGATCTTATAGAGGATATGAATAATACTCAAACAGATATTAAAATATTCCCAACAGGTGTTAAAGTAGGACATAGAGTAGGTAAAAATGGTAAAGCACCTAATTTTTATAATAAAGATGGTAGTATAGCTAAAATAGAACCAAATTTAAGATCTATTCTTGATTTTAAATATATGGGAATACAAGTAGATATATCCCCAAAACCTAAAACTACATCAACTGTAGGGACACAAGCACGTACACACTTATTAGCTAATATGTATAATGGGGGAGTACCTGTAGATTTTGATAATGGGATTAATGAATGGAACTTATTAACAGAAAAGCAGAAAAACGAAGAGTCTCCAGTTTACAAATTAACTCAAGAATATAAAAGATTACACTCTGAATTAGTAAATAGATCTAAAAATAGAATATTAGATAGATTTAATTTAGTACAAGAAGGTAATAAATATAAACTTAAGGATGGAGATTTAAAAAGCTTTACAGAATTTATACAAGAGGAAATAGCTAGTAGGCAATGGCCAGAAAATATTGCAGCCGGTGTTAATTTTTTGTTAAAGCAAAATCAATCAGAAGCAGTATTTGATATACTAGTCAATAAAGATAGAATAGAAAGTTTATTATTTTCTATTATAGGTAATAATGTAGTAACACAAAAATTTAAAGGAGATTTACGAGTACAAACTGCATCTACCGGTTTTGAAACAACCTTAAGAGCAGTTAAACAAAAAGCTGGTAAACAGTATAATATAGGTAGCCCATTAAAATTCTACAGAAAAGAGGATGCTGGTATAGGGTCATCTAAAACATTAGGTATGGAAGTTTTAATGCCACATTACTTTAAAGAGTACTTTGGTGTTGATATGGAAATAAGACCTGATGGTATATATAATAAACAAGGAGAAAAGGTAGGAGATCAATCTTTACTAGAAGTTATAGGGTTCCGTATACCAACTGATGGGCTTCATTCTATTGAATTCATAAAAGTAAAAGGATTCTTACCTGAAAAATCAGGTTCGCAAATTGTAGTACCAGCAGAGCTAGTAACTAAATCTGGATCTGACTTTGATATTGATAAATTAACATTATACTTCCCTGCATATAGAATTGACGGAAGAGGTAAAATAAGAAAAAAAGAATATTTAGAAGGAGCTGTAGATGAAAATGGATATGCAACTGAAAAAACTTTGCAAAAATTTTATGACGATAAATATGGCCCTACTTTAAACTTTATAAAAGATTTAGATAGAGAATTAACTGAGGCTAAACGTTATAGAAGAGAAGATAAATATACTGGTCTTGGTGATGCTGTAGATAGATTAATGGTAGCAATATTTGCAGAAAAAGCATTTAGTGATGAAGAAATGAAGGTGCTTGAAAATACTTTTAATGCAGATAAAAATTTATCTGAAGATAAAAGATTAGATTCTATAGTAAATCAATATAAAGAATTACAAAAAAGAGTAAAAGATATACCTACATTTACACAGTTTAAAAAAGAAAACAAAGAAAAAACTATTGAACAGTTAAATGACAAAGGAGCTATACAAAATAGAATAATGGATATATCTAAAATGATATTAGAAGATGCTAATTCATATGAGCAGTTACTATCTCCTATAGGTGTAGACATTCTAAAAAAACATGTTACAAGGCTAAGAGAACTCAATCCAAAGTTAGACCCAGGCTCTCCTAGTTACGCAGAATTAATATCCTTAGCACACGTATTAAAAACAGGGACATCTTTCTGGTCAGGACAAGCAGGCCTGGGAATAGCAGCTGTAAATTCTACACACGTAGTTAAATCTCAGCAAGCAGGATTATTTATACCTGCTAACACTACAGTAGAATCAGCAGGAGAATCATATAAACCTAGTATAAACTTTGCAGGATTTGACGCATCTAGTAATGGAGGTGAAATAAGTTTAGCTAGACAATATGCAATAAATGAAAAAGGACAAAACTCAGATGAACTTATAACTGGTATAATGTCTGAACTTGTAAATGCATATGTAGATGTAGCAGATGATCCATTTATATTTGATTTAAATGCTGTACCAGAAGCTAGTAATGCAATGTTCTTTTTAATTAGAGCAGGGGTTCCTACAGATAAAGTATTTACATTTTTAAATCAGCCTATAATAAGAGATTATTTTACAACATTAAAAGATAGTAGCAGTAAATTTTTAGAAATAAAAGGAGCTAATGTGTCTAAACGTAAAGTTAGAGATTATATAGCTAGCTTATATACTGAGAAACTAAATGGGAAAGCATCTCCTACTAGAACAATGTTTACATTAGCTCAATTAGAATCTATGGTAGGTATAGATGTATCTAAAATGTCTCCACAACAAGCTGCAGATCAGTTACAAATATTAAAAGACTTTTTGCAATATGATGCGGTAGGTAGCAAACTAAGTACATTAGTAAATGCACAGTCGTTTGATACTAATCCTTCTAAAGGAAGACATCACACAGATTTAATGCTAGCAAAAGAGTCTGAAATTATGGAATCAGGTTATTTTGGTAATGCTGATAAAATATATGGGCTAACACATGTAGGAGCATTTAGAAATACTACTGCAGAGTCAAAGAATATGTTTAATATGTTCTTTATAACTAGTCAATTAAAAAATACAACTCCTTTAGAAAATATTAAAAAGGTATTTACAAATCAAAGTATAGTGTATCCAGAAAAAGATAGAATATATGGAATGCGAGAAGCAGAAAATGATTTTATTACTGCAGCACTGCAAGGCTTAATGCGAACAACTGATGCTTCTGGTAAACGTGTAAATGTTGGATCTATATATAATAGGATAGATGAACTGTTTATGGGACCTAATAGTTTACCTGTAAGGTTGCAAAAACTACAGCAGGATCCTAGAATGAAGAAAAATCCATTTATAGAAGGATTAATACCCATTATAACTAAAGAAGTAAATGATACAAACAATTTACAGTACATGTCTAAAATATTAAGTACATACGAAAGTAATGTATTGTATGATGCGTTTATGGAACTGCCTATAACAGTACAAAATGATTTAATAGACTTTGCTATATTACAATCTGGTATATCTACTACACCACAATCTTTCTTAAGTATAATACCTAATGATATATATGCTGCAAGAGCTGTAGAAGTTATTAAAATACTAAGAAAACGTAATAAATTACCTAATTTAGATAACTTTTATAACAATTTCTGGAAAAATAATGCAGAAAATGCAAGAATAGTACCTAGATTACCTCGTAATTTTACTAGAGTATATAAAGGAAAACAATTTCCTAAAATACCTGCAGGTCATGCATTTAATCAATTCCCGTTTGTATCTATATCTAGAGAAGTAATTACAGATCCTAAAGAAAGAAAGGAAAGAATAGCAAAAGGGAGGACACTGCCTAAAAAAATTGTATTGTTTCAAAGAGTAGACGGTAATTGGGTAGAAGTTGATAAAATGGGTAATGGTAGATTTTTAAAAGAATATCCACCTACACAAGAAAAGTCTTTATTAGACAAAAATACTACAGTAAATACAGGATTAGCACAACTGCGTGCTAATGAAAAAGATCCATTACCGTCCGGGTATACAACAAATGTACAAAATGGGTTAAGAGATGAAAGAATAAAGTTTATAGCGGCAAATAAAGGAGTATTAAGAACTCAAAGATATGAACTAGAGGATGGTACTACTATTCCAATAGCTAATCGGGGGCAGATACAAGTAAAGGATTTGAATACTAATGAAAAAAAGGCTAACTTTGCAAACAGATTAGGTTTTAGCGGAGGATGGGATGCATTAGTAAAAGCTATAAATGGAGGTATATATCCTATATCACCAAAATGGTTATCTAATCCTAATTGGAAGTTAGATTTATTTGATGTCGGTATTCCTACAGTAATGGAAAATACTAACAGCAGTATAGATCCAAACACAGCTGTATCTTTTAATACTATATCAATAGATGCACTTGGAGGATTTGCATCTAAAGACCCTACAGGAGGAGCAATAGGAAGAGAATTGTATAATAGCTATTCATCACTAATTGTACAACAAATAGAAGCAGGTAATAAAACGTTTGTAATACCATTAATGCCAGGAAGTGGTATGATTGCCATTAGAGCAGCATTAGCTGTACAAAGAACAAACCCCGGTGTAAAAATAATAGGAGTACAATCTTTTAATGGAATAGAAGCTACATATCCTGAAGAATTTAAATCTGAGTTTAGAATGATTGCTAACAGATTAAAATCTAATGGGAATACAATAGTTACAAGAGGTAAAAAATACATTCAGGTAACAAATAAAGCTGCAAGATCTAAAGCGCATAAGAGTAGAGATCAGTTTATAAATGCTAACACAAAGAATTCTATAAATATGCCTTTTGAGGATGCTAAAGAAATTGCAAGAATTAAAGAAAACAATAAAAAGAAAAGTGAAAACTGTAATTAATTATGGCGTGTAAAGTAATATATAATTCAAGTAACAATGTAACAGATGTATTTGCAGATAATGGTGCTCCATCTATATTGTGGCAAGATCTAAAAGAACTAGTAGGTAATGGAGATACTGCATACGACAATTATGTAAGAACACAAACAAAAGCATTTAAATCATTAGAAAAAACTCCTTTAGATTTAGATGTTAATAACGAACCTACAATACAATTTGTTGTAGATAATATGCCTCCAATTACACCTGTTTCTAAAGAAGCACTAGCTGTTGTTGAAGAAGAAGTTGTAAAAACAGATAAATTAGATCTTGCAATGAAAAACTTCTTATCTCAAATAGGAGTTAGTTTAAAAGTAGTTGACCAAGTAACAGACAGGGACGGAAATCCAATGTCGTCAATTGCTATTGCTGATATGTTAAGAAAGGTAGTAGAAATTGCAAATGGGAAAGCTGATATAACAACACTCCCTGAAGAAGCAGCCCACTTTTTAGTAGAAATATTAGAAAAAACAGGAAATCCATTATTTAATTCTATGTATAATAGTGTTCCTAACTATAATATATACGCTCAAACTATAGAAGATTATAAAGATAGAAAGGATTACCAAGGAAATGACCATAAGCTACGAAAAGAAGCTATGGCTAAAGTAATTGCTCAAAAGGTAGTAGATAAATTTAATGTAGAAGAAGATCAATCTACTATGGGTAGAATTGGTAGATGGATGGATAAAGTTATACAAGCATTAAAGAAAATGTTTGGATTAAATACCTCTTTTGATGATGCTGCATTTGAACTATTAAATGTAGAAGCAAATAAATATAAAAATGCTGCCAGCGAGATCCAAAGTAATGAAATATATGAACAGGCAGATTTAGGAGGAAAAGAACAAGATAGAGTTGTAAATGCTTTTAAAGTTGACCACAAGGCCCTTAGAAAGCAAATGATTGATAAAACAGATATACCTGGACTTGAAGTTATAAAAGAATTTACAGAAGGTGAGCAGTTAGAAAGGTATGTATATACTGACCCTGAAACGGGGGAAAAGAAAACTGTAACAAATCGTACAACAGATGACAGCAATAGATCTTTTATAAAATTTGTAAGAGATATATTAAAAAAGGACCCTTTACAGATAAACTCTACGGAAAAAAGTTTATTTACAAGAAACCAGGGAACCGTATTGCATGGCGTATATCAAAACCTGGTAGAAAACTTTGCATCGGGAAAAGCTTTTAAACATGTACAATTAGATAATGTCCATAATGAAAAAATAAGAAGCTTAGATAATATCAAGAATAACACACCGGGATTTGAACTAATGCCTGATAGAGGTAATGTATATAAAAATGCATCATGGGTTAATATGAGAGCAGGTATTAGAGATGTATTAAAAACTATAGACAAAAAACAAAGTGAAATAAATTCTAAAGGAACTGCTAAAATTCTAACAGAGGTACAAATATACGACCCTAAAGAAGACAAAGCGGGTACAATAGACATGGTAGTAGTATATTCTGATGGTAGTGTTGCAATATATGATTGGAAAAATTTTATAAACCCATATAGTGATTATGTTACTAAACCAGGAGAAAAGGCTCAATTAATAAAAGGATTTACAGATGCTAAAATAGATGGGTGGAATACTCAAATTGGGATTTATAGAAATATGCTAAAGAAAAGATTTAATGTAGATAATTTTAGAGAGCTGCGTATTATACCTGTGCATGTACAATTTAATACTCCTAACTGGAAAGATGGAGATTACACACCTAGTAGAAAAATTGAAGCATTGTACATGGGTAATAAAGGAGAATACGGAAATGAATTCTTAAGACAAATTTCTGTAGCAGGAGAAAAAGTTGGATACGAAGGTATAGATAAACTTATAAGAAAGTTACGTAAACGACGAGATAAAATACAAGAGTCGTTAAGAAATATAAAAGGGAAAAGAATAGATTTAGCAAAAACAAAAAGGTCCTTAAAAACACTTAATGATCAAATTCAAAGATTAATTGTAGATAAAGATTTATTAGACGTTTTAAGAGAAGCAGGTAATAATGCAGCTATAACATCTGAGCATGCGGGAATTATGGACGAGTCAGATCCTAACTTTATATCTGCGACTGTATTAAGAAATGCATTGCAAGATTCAAAAATGTTTGATGTGATTGTAGCAGAGTCTCAAGATTATATAGATAAACTAGTAAGAGATTTACCCCCAAAAGAAGCATTAGATACAAAAGCTGCATTTAATAAAGCAGCTCAAACTGTTAGAAATCACGGAGAAGTTATAAAGCAAGCATTATTTAATAGAGCAATAGCTTTAGGGGAAAAATATGATGAGAATTTAAAAGTAAAACCTAAGCAATTAGGGTCTTGGTCTAAACTATTTACACAAATGTCTCAAATAGATCATCCAATATTTAGAACAGCTTATAGAGAAATAAATCATTCTTTTAATAAAACAAAAGCAATTACTGATGGTATATATGAAGATATACAAAAGCTTTTAAAAGCTATAGAAGAGACTGGTATGTCTAAGGAAGATGCATATAAACTTATGATCAAAGATACTATTAAAAATGGTAAAGTAGTGTCAAGAGGATTAGTAGGTAAATACAGCGCTAAATTTTTAGACGAATTAGAAAAAAGAAAAGAGAGTGGAAAACCTGAAGATATAAAATGGATAAAAGATAATTTTAAGATTAGGGAAAATGCATATGATCAATTTATACAAAACAAAAAATTTATAGAAGAACAAGAAGTTATAAATAAAGAGGCATATAGGACTACAGATGCAGCTGGAAAAGAAATTATCGAGGCAAAAAAAGAGAAAGCGATAGATCTTGCTATGAAGAAGTGGGATGAAAAAAATAATGTATGGAAACATGACAGCGCTTGGCTAAATGAAAATACTTTTAGATATTTAGAACCTAAAGAACCATCAAAACATTTTAGTAAAGAATATAATGCGTTAAAAGCAAATCCAGAAGTATTTGCCTTTTATGAATATTATACACAACTAAATCAAAAAATGAGAAGAGATTCTGGATTAGATATTAATAGAACTTTTATAGCTAATAGAAGAGAAGGAGTTATGGATACTGTTATAAATAGAGGCTTTAATATGTCTGAACTAGCAGAATCTATATCAAGTGCATTTTTAGTACATTCAGAAGAAGAAACTCATTATGTTACAGATGAACACGGTAAACGAATAAGTAGTATTCCTGTTTTATTTATAAATCCTTTAAGAGATTCTAAAAATAATATAGATCCAAGTTTGAAATCTGTAGACTTAGGACAATCGTTATATTTATTAGCTAATAGTGTATATAACCATAAACATATGTCAGAAATAGAAGCTAATTTATTAACATTATCAGATTATTTAGCTGAACTTGGGCATACTACTACAGACAGAGCGGGAAATATTATATATGAAGGTGGAGAACAGGTAACTACAGATGTTACAGATGCTGCTACAACAGATTTATATGAAACATTCTTAAAGTATTATTTGTATGGGCAAAAAATACAAACAGAAGATAAAGTAGGGCCTGGTGGTATAAGTTTAATTAAGACTGTAAAAACTCTTAAATCAATATATTCTGCAAAAGTATTAGGTTTTGCAATTGCACCAGCTATAGCAGCAAGACTTGTGGGTGGAATTAATATGTGGATAGAAACAATAGATGGTTTTAACTACAACAAAAAACAAATGCGTGCAGCACAAAAAATGTTAGTAACAAATAACAGAGCATTTAATGCATTTGTTAATTATTTTGATCCGTATCAACAAGGACTAACATGGAAGAAAGCAAATGATTTATCTATGAAATCTGTATCTGGAATGTTAGATTTAAACCATTTATATCTACCATTAAGAGCTGCAGATGAAAATATGGATGCTATTGTAACCGTGGCTATGGCCATGAATCATGGTATAGATCCTGAAACAGGAAACTTAGAAAGATTAGAAGATTTACCACCAGATACAAAATCTATGTGGGACTCATTTCAAGAAAATTTAAATGATAACGAACATATTCTTATAAACAATCTTACACAGGATGCATATGAAGATTTTAGGCTAAGGGTAAAAGAAGTGATGGGAGGAATTAAAGGTGCTATGGATGAACAAAATATTGTTGCCATAGATACATCTTTAATAGGTGATGCATTTATGCACTTTAAAAGCTGGATGCCTAAATTAGCAGAAGAAAGATTTATGCCAATTGGGTATAATCGTACTTTAAAAGCATTAGAAGAAGGTAGATATATAGGATTTTTTAAAGGATCCAGCAGTGGTAGAAACATGATACTTTCTGAAGTAGGATTTAATGCAATACTAAAACATAATGCACAGCGTGGAATAGATGCTATATTAAGTTTAGCTATGTTAAGAAAATGGACAACTAATCCAGCAGAAAGATTAAGATTAATAGAAAAAAATAAGTGGGGTCCTGGAGATCAAGCACGGTACGAAAAAAGAGTAGAGTCTTTAGATGCCGAGTTTGAGGCATGGAAAAAGAATTTGCCTGAAGGAGATCCTGCAAGAAATGTATCTAGAAAACAATTTTTAGCAATGCGTCAAAGATCTGTACGACGTACATTAGCAGAGCTTAGAGCTATACTAGGATTAATGGCAGCTGCCGTAGCAATGGGAGTAGGTGTAGGCCCTGATGATGAAAAATGGCATCGAAAATCTTGGGCAAGTAGAAAATTACATTTAATACTAACTAGAACAACACAAGAATTAGGATTTATGTTAAATCCTCTTGATATGGCATCTATGCTACGTGGAGGTATACCATTAATAGGTTTATTCTCAGACTTAGCAAAAGTTGGTACAAATGGTATAAGTGAAATGGGGGAATTATTAGGAATAATAAAAGAAAATCCAAGAGATAAAAGTCCTTTCTTCTATCATACAGTAAAGTTTGTTCCTGGATTTAATCAATTGAATAGAATGGTAGAATTTAACGATGCTGGAATGTTAGTCCCAGCAGTTCGTTAAAAATATTTATTTTTTATAGTGATCATTTAAAGCTTTAATGCTGCTTATTGGTCGTCCGTTTATATTAACGTGTCCTCCCAACTCTAAAGTTTCTTTAAAGCTTTCATAATCCTCATCAACATCTCTATCCTCAATCGCCATAAGTAACAGCATCAAGTATCCAATTAAATCATTTACTGTATCTTCAGTTGCATCGTAAATTCCTTTGTTTTTAATGCGCATTAACTTATCATCTATGCGTGCACATAAAGAGTCAATAGCATTAGCTTGGCTGAAGATGTTAGCTGGATTCAAGGCGCTGTTACCGTAGGCTTTATTTTTAGATTTTAATAGATCTGTGATTTCTTTAGTTTTTTTATCTAGTTTTTTTGAAAAAGTCATTACAAATAATATTTAGGGTTAAAAATTTCATTAGAATCAATAATACTATATAATTCCGCATCATCATCTAACTTTATATCTAAAGTGTTTTCTAGCATTAGTTTTCTTTTCTCACTTTTAAATATTATTTGTCCTAATTGACTGGTAATATCTAATCCGTGAAATTTTAATATATCTTCTTTGTATTTAGCTGTTAATTTTGAATACTCTCCGTTTATAAATTTTTTGTAATTCGTAGTGTGTCTTTTTGGAACATCAAATAAAAACATTATAAATTCCATATTCTCATCAGGAACATAGCTATCTATATAATTACTAAACTCTTTAACTGCTGCTTCAAATTTATGAAACAAAGGATCTCCACTCCACCTATAAAGTAATGCAATGCATCCTTCATGGTCAGGGACTCCTATAAAGCAATTAATTAATAAATTATCATAAAAATATAGTTTACGCTCTCCTCCTAACATAGGAAGTGCAAATAATGTTGATTTTGTACGTTCTGCTATTAAAAGTTCATATAAAATTATATCGCTAACAAAATTCTGTTTAATAATATTAACTTTATAACTTTTGTTTTTAATAGAAATAGTTTGCTCTAAGGCTATAACTTTGTCGTCAGGGAGCTCTAGAGAAACTATTTTATTTTTATACTTATGAACCTTAATAGACCTAGTACCACCAGTAACTTTTATAGTTCTAGCATTAGTAGGGTTTAAGATAATTTTGTCACATTTAACTGCCATAAGTAATATTTAAGTGTTTTATATCATTAACAACAAGTGAACCTGCTAAGTCCACACCAATAGCATTTTTGACTTGATCGTAAGTTTTTAAGATATGTACAAGTTTGAATGTTTCAGTAAATTTACAAACTCCTTCATAGTATCCAAATTTTTCTACGTATTTCTCAATAGCTATCTTCTCAAAACCGGACCTAGCTTTCTTTAAAAGTTTATCTGCAGTTTTTGGTCCCAATTTAGGGATACCAACTATACCATCTGTAGCATCACCCATTAATGTTTGTTTCCAAAGGAATCGATTAGCTTCTAACTTTGAAGTCTTTACAAATTCATTTGTTCTAAAATTAAAATGTGTGCCTGCTACTTGATATAGTACATCCTTGTCAGGACTGCATATAATAGTTCCGCTTGGTTTTGAATGTACTGCAACAAGATCATCGGCTTCAAGTCCAGAGACATGCTCCATTTTCCAATCTTGCTGTACATATTCTCGTAAAGCATAAAATATAGGAGGTTTAGAACCACCTTTTCTATTATACTTGTAAGATTTAGTTTCTGCTACTTTATATCTAAAACATTTAGATAATGTTAGAAACCCAGCAAATCTGCTAGTTCCACACATATGTAACATATGAAATAATCTACTATTTATACCTTGAATAGCCTCTTCTAATGTTGGCTTACCCATTTCGTAATATAATAAACTATCAGCATCTATTAATGCAATTGGGCCATTATCTGGCAATTGCAATACATCTAGTTCTTCCATATTTTTTAAATTAAAGAAAGGGGGGAATGTGGGCATGTGATGCGTTTCAACGGTTATTCACACTTTTCACTAGTAACGCTTGGCCGTTCACAATTCCCCTTTCTTATTAATATTAAAGCTGAGTTAATTCCGTAACTTCTTTGCTGGTTTTTTCAGATTTCTCTTTATAATCAGCAACAATTTGTTTACGCATCTCAGCCCATTCTTCATCTGTTTTAGCTGCATAAGTAGAACTATGATATATAGATCCATTTACACCTGCCAACGAAGAGTGTACAAAATATTGAAGACATCTAGCTGCACCTGTTTCATCATCAGGTACTGCACCAATATGCATTGGGTCTACAAATATATTATGTATCTCACCACTTATAGAGTCAATATATTCTAATCCACCAAAGTGAAGACCTTTAACACATGATACACGATCATTAGTGTTAACATAGTCCCAACCAGGTAAACGATGAGTACAACCAACTTTTATAAAGTGACATGGTTTAGCATAACCATTAGTCCCTTCACAAAAGAAAGCATCACCACTTGAACCCATAATAGCGGGTTGAAATAGTCTATCTTCTACATGTTCTGGTAATCCATCTGACTCTATTTCACCAGTGTCAACATTAAAAGTTCTTTTGTACCTTGGTACTTCGTGAACTTCACCGTCTTCACTTTCTTGAAATTTAGTCATGATTTCAGTAGATACTTTATATCCATTTAATAAACCTTCTTTGGTTATCTTCATTTGATACATAGTAGCTCTTCTTTCAGCAACTTCTTCGCTTAGGCCTTTCTCTTCCATTAATTCTTTCTTTAATGTAGGGTGAACATACCTAAGATTAATATAGTTAAAGAATCTTTCGCAAAATTCTTTTCCCCAGCCTTTCTTCATTTTAGTGCGAAGAACAGGGTTTCTTAACCATCTAGTCCACATTTTAACTAGCGGCATAAAATCTAATCCTTTGTCCATAGACTCATAGATTCTTTCTACCAATGCTTCTGGCATAGGTATAGACGATACTACACCATTATGTTGTAAGAAGAACTCACCTGTACTTTTATTTACATGAATGTGTTCACACTTATCTTGAACGGTTTTAGTATAATCTTGAATAGTCAAAGGCTCAAAAGTGTCTATTATACTTTTATATGCCTCCATAGTTTGAGCTTCATTAGCTTTATCAGCAAGCTCTAACATTTTTGCATAGACTTCTTTGTTGAAGTCTACGCAAAATGTCTTATCTCCATAAGATCCTGAGATCTTATCATCAATTACATTTATTGAAATCATTTGTTATTTTTGTTTAAAATTAATAAATTTATAGGTGGTTTCCAACCTAATCTTTGTTTATATTTAAGATAATCATTTAGCTGTTTTGAATAATCATCACCTGTATCAGAATCTTGTATTGAAGATTTAATATCGTCCATTCCATCAAGAAATACAGATATAGGTTCTAAGTATAACAACAAATCTTCATAAGCTATAATCATATCTTTATCTATAACACTATTACATGTTACATCTGTAAATACAAACAGCTCTTTAGACTTAGCAGTGATAGCATCTGGGTCATCCTGATTTAAAGAGTCAAGAAATTTATGAAATTCTATCATTTTATTAAACATCTTCATTTGAGGCTTATCTAACCAATTCTTAATTGAATAAGTTCCTGTTGTAGAATGACGATATTCTGTAATTTCTTTATAATTATCATACATCTCTTTATTGACAAGTTTCATCTTTTCCATAAAATCAGCATTTTCAAATCGCATACAATAACCAGTATACCATCTTATAATAGCAGGATCTACAGAAACATGATTATCATCAGTAGCTGTATAAAAGAATTCATCAATATGCTTACAGTTAGGGTTAGATGCCATATGTTTGGCTGTCTTCGCATTAACTCTAAGTAATTGAGGTCTATCCCAATCTAGCTTTTGATTCTTAGTCCAACAATCATTAGGTTCATCACCATAATAAGATCTAACAGGAGGATATTCCCAAAAATATACAGGATTATCATCTTGATCATCATAAGCACTTCTATTAGTACTCCATACTTGCTTATGAGTAGGATTCTGAAGTTCAAGAATATTAGCAGCTAGTATTAATGATCCTTCATCTTCTGTAGTACCATAATATGTAGTAGTTTCAGTATTCATAAGGTCAGAGGTTCTAGGCTCTACTTTATCCCAAATGTATCCAGATTCGCTTCTACCGCTAGAATAACGACCTTTAGTACATTGACGTAGGGTATATGCTACCATACGCTCTTGTATCTTACGTCGCTCCTCAGCGCTCATATGAGACATTGCAGCTACTTCCTCTCTTTGTTTAGCTATTTTCTTAAATTCTGTTAACCAGTCATCTTCTACTTCAATATCTTCATAATATTTAACACGACTAGACTTACGAAGTTCAGCAAATAAAGCTTTTACTCTATTTTTTTCTTTAGTATAAGCATCCATTTGCTTCTGTCTGTCTGTGTCATCAACTATTCCACCTATTGCAGCAATTCTTTCAGTATCAGTACCGTCGTGTTCAGATATAACATATATAGTTTCACCTTCTTGTAGTTTTCTGATAGCATATGCATCTTTCTTCCAACTATAATTAGTTTCTAGTTCTTTTATATATATATTATGGTCCTTATGTCCAAAACTGTCCCAATTCTCAAGCTTTTCTCTTTTAACAGTTTCTTTCTTAGTACTCCAATCTTTATCAATCCAAATCTTTTTAATATCTGTCTTTTTACCAAAGACTTTATTAAACTGACCAAATTTAAGATCTGTATTACCAGGAAAATGAGGAGATAGCATATCCTTGTCAACTATACTTGATAATTTACCAAGAACAGTATCAGAACCTGCATCATTCATAACAGTTCTACACTTATGCATCCAATCTACAACATCAGTTTCTTGCATTTCATTCTGAACAATCTCACTAGCTTCTATACCTGCACGATTAATTAGTTCCTGCACATACTTCTTAGTAGCTTCATTCCATATAACCTTTTCACGGGACGGAGTTACATCCACACCCTCTTGAAGAACAATTTCTTCACCAGTGTCTGGATCTCTCATCACTTGTCTCATAGGACATTTAAATGCAATAGCACCCCATAAACCTTCCATCTCTAATTCTCTAAAATTAATATGGCCGTAGTTAATACCTGTAGTAGCGTTTTCATCTTTTACTATTACAATGTGGGGTCTACTAAATACATAACTGTCAGAAATAATAAGATTCTTAGAGTTATGCAATACTTCAGCATGAAAGTTTTTTTCATCCTCATCACCATCTTCATCGATGACAGTAAAATTGACATTATCAATATAAAGTAATTGTTCTTCAACAGCATCTTGAAACCGAGAACGATTGTGCCTCTTTACTCCAAAACTCACTTCAGTATAGTTATAATTATTTACCTCTTCATAGTATACCTTAGTACCATCTGAAAATATTATAAAAGGATTTTCTTTACCAGTTTCTAAATTAAACTTAGGTATAATAAAATCTGTTTTATAGTTGTAACAATTACATTTAAACTTTCTACCATTATGTACAGTTTCTATAGTATAGAAATCAACGCCTGTTGAGAGTGCGACTTTTGCACCCAGCCCAAATGCGCCAAAATTCTCGCTAGTATTTCTTTTCGTAGAATAACCTAGCTCTAGAATTCCTTCCATTCTTCTATCACCTATACCAACACCTTGGTCTTTGACAGTAAATGTATCACAAAAGCCTGTCCCTTTATTCTCTTTGTATAGAAGATAGACTTTAGTTTCTGTTGTATTTAAATGTGACAAGTTATAATATGAAAGATCAAAGTTACTATCTACGTAAGCTTCTCCTTCCCGCTTTATATAGTAGTCGTCGACTTTCTTTGTCCCTTTCAATATTTCTATAGCCATTTCTTTCTCACGTTGAGAGTCACATGCATTTGTAGTTAACTCCCTAACCGTTGATGGGATAGGCTGAGAATATTGAGAAGCTTGAAGAATATCAAAGACTAGCTTTTCAGCGCCTTTATTTATTTTCTTCTTAACACCCTCTTGTCCTTGGATGTCGCGATCAATAGTTTTAATACTCATTTTTTATAAATTTTAATAGTTTTTTGTAATATTTTTTCTGTTCTGTAACTAGCTCCCATTCCTTTGCAGGATGAATTCTATTTTTAACAGTATATCCGTAGATATAAGAGGTTGAAGGCAAACCTTCCTGCAACCTTTCTCCATACCAGTCTCTTTGCTTAGAGGTATAAAAGTGATTAGGGAATTCCCAATAATATAGTATCCACCCATTAGCTCTATTCTTACGTTGTTTAAATGCTCCCATATAATGACAGCTAGAACCGTAAGATACTCTAATCAAATCGCCTGGCGTTAACCGCTCTGCCCATTCGTGGACAGGAGTGGTTGACTCCATGTGATTCATTTCATAAATTTTTAATTATTTCTATAGTTTCGAGTACCTGTTTTTGATTTTTAGGTACAAAGAGTTTGCAATCAGGATTAGTTTCCATTAAAAGCTTCTTAAACATTTTCCACTTAAGTGGGAATCTGTCATTAGCATAACCTTTACATTCTATAATCCAGTCACGTTTAGGGCAAAGAAAGTCAGGCGTATATGTTATTGCTCTAACCTTTTCTTCTCCTCTATTTCTATATCCTTTTGTTGATTGTTGATAAGCATCTGAAGTATAATAGAATCCATCAAGAAGTGTGTATTTTTCACTTTCGTATTCTTGTTTAATACCAGCTTCTTTTAGCTTTCTATAAGTAAATGCTTCTAATTTTGATCTAAATTTTATTCCGTCTACTTCTGTTTTCTTACTCTGTATCTTTCCTTTCTTCCGTTTTCTGGTTTTTGATCTCGCGTATCTTTTCATATATAAATGTTTTTACTTTTTCAAACCCATGAACGACAATGGCGTCAGATATGTCCTTTGCACCCCAATCACTTGGGATATATAGATTATCTAATTGATATTCACGACATATCTTTTTAGCCATTGCCTGTCCGGGGGTATCATTATCGTAAAAGATAATTACTTTTTTAAATCTGTTTAACAACAACTGCATTTGCACTCTGCTGGGTACTTGCATTTCGGACTGCAACGCAACTCCGCACAATTGCATGGCGAACAGGCACATAACATCCTTAAGGGAAGATGTAATATAAAGGAGCTCACCCTTATCAGGAAGTTGATTGTAGCCCTGTATGATTTTTTTATTAGTGTTGCTAAACCACTTAAGATCTGTTTCATAAGGCGCATAAAGTTTAAATTTGTTACCGAACCTAAAGGCATAAGTTATTGTTTTACAAGAGAATCTGCTCTCGTTAATCCAATAGTAGTCTATGGGCTCAACTGCAAAGGTAGTTAAAATTTCCTTAGTTAATCCAAATTTCATCCAAAATATTGCATCTTTAGTATACCACGGCCTCCTTTTCTTTTTGATTACAGTGACTTTTTTGTCAATCTCTTGTTTACCATACAGTTTAGGAGTCTTGGATTGCACTATTCCATTCGTACTTGCCAGTTTAAGATTAAAATCAGTGCTAATTCTAATTAAAGCTTCAGTAAATGTAACACCATACTTAAATTGAACATAACCAAAACAATTAAATGTGTGGTCTGGGTATCCAAAATCTTTGTATAGTAAATTACCATTATAGTTAACAATAGAAGCTGAAGGTCTTTTATCTTCTCTCAGCTCACTGCAAAACTTTTTATTAAGCTCTATAAATCTAGGACAATAAAATTTAAATATATCAAACTCTGTTATTTTTTCTAATATTACATCTGTATGTAATATATCATTACTTGGTCTTGATGTTATCATATCTATGTGTGTTAATAAGAAAAAGGAGACACCTTGGGGCTCTGCTTCCATTATTTCCGCTACCCAGGTCCATAACGTCAGTGTCATGATTAACGTAGACTCCGCATTCTTCAGAGAATCCCCTATTTCTTTATAGTAAGTAAAGGATGAGTAAGCACCCTTTACTGTAAACTAAATTTATTAGCTGGTTTATTATGTCCTTGCGGGCCAGCCAATAACTCCTTCTTACTAAGGCTTACTATTATCCCGCTAGTTTGAAAATGGTAATTCTTCAGTATTATTACTATCTACTCCCCACTCTTCATTCTCGTCAGAATCTGGAGTAACTACTGCTAATACTGGTTTGAATTCACCCCACTGAAGATCTGTATTGAACTCAGCGTTAAATGCACCATACTCGTCATTTAATGCTTTTACAAATAAATCATCTCTTTGTGGCTTAACTCTACCAAACACTCTAGTATAGACTTGTTGATATTTACCATCTTTAACACCAATTAATAATCTAACTTTGTTATCTTTCAAAGCAGTAACTAATTGTTTTAGCTCTGTGACATCACCTGTTACTATTTTATCAATAGTATCAAAGTATACATTGTCACCAGGAGCAACATTAGCCCATGCCTTAACAAAGTTAATTAATGTTTCTTCGCCAGTAAATGCTTTTCTAGATGTTTCAGGCTTTTGCCACCAGTCGTAGCTAGGAGTATCTTCACTCCATGTACCTTGACCTGTAGCATTTAACCATTGAAACTTACCAGTCTTGCTAGTTCTGTGCTTATTCTGCATTAAAATTTCTAATCTAGTTGTTAGATCTTCATTTTTAACCCAAAATACTAGTTTAAAGTAATCTTCACCATTTAATTCTAAATGATAGTTAGGTTCTTGTTTAACTTTTATATCCATTTTATGCAATTCATCCATTGTAGGATTAACTGCCATGATATTAAAATTACTTAAACCAGAATAGCTTTTAATACTATTCATTACCTCTTCGTTTGAATTGTTGCTGTTTATAGCCATTTTATATAAATTTTTTAATATTAATAATCTTGTTCATTGTACGTATCTGCTCTATCTTCTAAATCAATAGTTTCTCTAATTACGGACTCGTGCTCTATTTCAGAGACCTGCTCAGATGTTCCAAACTCTTGAATCTGATCTTGAGCATCCATCATTTGTCTGCCTTTCATCTCTTCATCAATAGCTTCTATTAAATCTACCTGTCCAGGTAATACATCTGGATTAGTATCATCTATAAAGTTAAAAGATAACTTCTTAACTCGTTTAGCTTTTTTACCTTTTAATGATGGGTGATCAAACATTTGTTTAACTTCCCATGCTTGTAAATCATACTTAACTTTGATACCAGTTCTATCTATACCGTTTTCTAGATCTTCTAAGACCATTGATACAGTAATAGTAGCAGGAGTTGTACCTTTCTCCTGTTGCGGATTGTTTCTCATTTCAACCATTTCTAATAATTTTAAGTGTTAATCAATAAATATTTGTTTCCAATCAAGAGTCATATCTTGTCCCTTGAGGTGATCACAACGTGACCCTGCGACTATATCTCCTTGAGAATTAAATGAAATTTTAGTTTCATCATTATCTCTGTAGATATAACCAATAGCGTCAGCATTAGCACATGTTATCTGCTTAATCTTACCTGTTAAATCAAGATCTTTAGAAGAGACTTCTTTCCCTTTCTTATCAATCATCTTGTCTTTTAGGTGACCAACCAATATAACATGGTCTGCCAACATGTTTAACCTGTCCATCCATTTCTTAAATGCCATTCTAAGATATAAATAGCCAGCACCGTTAGGCAATGATAGCACTGAGGTACCTTTGTTATCTTTATCAAAGTTTTTACCCATAGGTGTATTTTGATAAATCTTTTTACCTTCATGCTCGCACCACTCTTCAAGCTTTGTGACTGTATCTACAGCTACATACTTATACGGTTTCTTGTTTTGCATAATTGCTTTACCGACCTCTGCTAGTTGTCCTAGATTAGTAGCTTTTACTTTTAAAGCTTCAACCATATCAGAACCTTCTTCAAGATCTATAATTAAACAGCCTTCTAATTTACTTAGTGCTGTTGTTTTGCCTATCTTAGGCGGGCCATAAATGACCATGTTTTTGGGAGACTTACGTAAAGCCTTCACTTTAGTTTTTGGTAATTCCATGTTAAAATATATATCTAATTGTGTTCCAAGGTATCACTTCACTGTGAACAGCTCGGAACCGGTTAATTAATTCTCCTTTTATACGAGATTTGTACCTAATATTTTTACCTCCATATTGAGATATCTTAGGTTCTTGCCATTGTGATGTCCATAAATCATCTTCTGCTTTAGGGTTATCTGTTAAGTTATATATATGTCTATTTTCATTATGTGTTAAAAATATACACTCAGCCAGTACTTGGTCTTTATAACTAACATAATCGTTAACCATTTCAAACAGTTCTCTATAATCTTTAAGCCATCCATTATATATAATAATAGGGCTGTAGTTTATATGTACATCATAACCTGCATCAATAAAAGCATCAATAGCTTTAATACGATCTATAATTTTAGATGTATTAGGCTCATGTATGTCAGCTTTATGCTGAGGCATAAGACTAAATCTAATTCTAATTTTACCTTGAGGATCAAATGCTGTAAGGTCAGGGTTTACATATTTAGTTGCAAAACTACCCATAGCTGTCTCATGGTCTCTAAAGAATTTAAATATCTGTTGCCACTCGTGATACTTAGCATGAAGAGCAAAGTCTTCGTTGCAACTAATATCATAAGTTATATAACTTTTATGTGTTTGATTAGGTTTTTTAACTTCAGTAAACCAAGCATGATTGTTTATAGATGTTAATATATCTGCTGTATTTTTAGCTACTGATAAACCTACAGGTTTATTACGCTTCATATAGCAATAAGAACAATTATATAAACAACCATGCCCAAAACTTGGGGATATATAATCTGTTGATCTACCTGATTCTCGTATTTTAAAAGATTTTCTATTTACTTTTTGTATCATCTTTCTTGTATTGTAAAGGTTGACATCTCTGCTTCATAAGGTATCATACCTAATAAACCATCACGATTTTTTTCTACATGACATGCTAGTAATCCTACAGGATCCTCATCGCAATATGTCTTAGTAATTCCATATATATCGTAAGGTCTATTTAGTATCATAACTACATGTGCATCTTGGCCAATGCTGTCACCGCCAAACAAATCTGTCAAGAGTGGCTGATATTGATTTTTAGCTCTGTGCTCTTGTTCAATGTTTCTGTTTAACTGAGATAGTAATATATTAATGACATCCATTCTAGCTTGCATCCACATACAACCTTTAGAAATTTCATTTAATTTCTGTAGTTCTGTGTGCTCACTAGATCCTCTAATTAATCTAGAGTGGTCAAATATATTTACAACTGTAGCTTTAGGCCTATTTAAAAATACATTCTCATTTGTTTGTTTAATGTACTCCATTGTTCTAGGAATACTATTAAAATATATAGGATATTTTCTAAACTTATCAACACGTTTGGCATAACTTTTGAAGTCTTCTTCGTTAAGCCTTGCCTCAACTGATAGTAATTCTAATATCTCTTTCTTAACTTCTTTTGATGCACTACGCATAATCTGCTGATAACCAGGCATCTCGAAACTCCAATACAATGTTATTATTTCTTTGCCTTGATTTTGATCTAGCACATCAAATACTAGCTGATTACTAAATGCAGATTTACCAACACCTGGTCTACCAGCTATTACATACATCTTACCTCTTTGTAATCCACCCAATAAATTTTTATTAAGTCTTGGCCATTTTGTAGGATACACATCTCTGTTCCCGTGCATAGCCGACTTTACAATAGATATAGATTTATCTACTGCACTGTTGATAGGTTGAAAACCTCTCTCTCTTAAGAAATCAAAGTTTCCTTGTGATACGTCTGTCATCTTTAGTGTCATTAATGTTAATATCTTCATACTTTTCCCAAGTACAATTGTTTATCCATGTTTCAAAGTTCTGCATATAACCTAAATTATGTTGCTCACTTTCTAATTGTGTTTTTAAACACCGCATAATAAACTTATGCATGTGTGGCTTACCAGAAACAATCTTTTTGTATTTGTTTCTTGCTTTCTTATTGCTTGCAGCTTTAGGATTCTGAGCTCTTAGCACTCTAACACCTCTAGCAGACTCTACCTTAAATGGGTATGCATCTACAAGCTCAGTAAACATAGAATCAAAATCAGTTACAAATAAGTCCCTAAACTTTTGTTGTACAACATGTTTAGTCTCGTCATTTTTATCTAGTACAACCCACCCATCTACTTCTAATCTAGGTGATACACGTAAAGAGATCTTCTCTAAATAAGAAAATCCCTTTCTATGTAATATGTACAGATAAACAAAATCATCAGGAGTTAAATGCGCATCTTCTAATAAAGCCAAATCGATTTGTATTGTCATTTTATGTCTGTTAAGTTATCAATCCAGTTCACGTTAGTTAAACCTTTAACTGACGACTTTAACCACTTTTCTTCTTGAGTATCTTTTATATATAAGACAACTATAGTTCCAGTTTTATCTTCTTGGAACCTTAGCAACCTACCGACTCGTTGAATCATAGTCAAAGATTTGCTTGTTAATCCACATATAATACCCATATCTGCATCAGGCACATCAAAACCTTGATTTAATGCTTTTGTAGAACATAATACTTTTACTTTATTAGTTCTAAAAGACAATAATGCAAGATCTTTCTGTTTTTTAGTTCTCTTGGAGTGATAAGCCATAGCTAAGTCACCTAATGAATCTGATATTTTATCAGTAAATTCGTTAGCGCCTGCAAAGGTAAGAATTTTACTAGTTAATTTAGAAAAAACTATCTTTTTAATAGTATCTATTTTATTAATAGCAAAATCAACAACAGCTTTACGTTGTCTTATAGCTTTATAAAACAATACAGCCCATTGCTTTTCATGCCCACCAACATTACTGC